GCCTTTAGTGATGAAGGGTAAGGTTAAACGATGCTGATTGCCGTTCCGGCAAACGCGGTCCGTTTTTTCGTCTCGTCGCTGGCAGCCTCCGGCCAGAGCACATCCTCATAACGGAACGTGCCGGACTTGTAGAACGTCAGCGTGGTGCTGGTCTGGTCAGCAGCAACCGCAAGAATGCCAACGGCAGCACCGTCGGTGGTGCCATCCCACGCAACCAGCTTACGGCTGGAGGTGTCCAGCATCAGCGGGGTCATTGCAGGCGCTTTCGCACTCAATCCGCCGGGCGCGGTTGCGGTATGAGCCGGGTCACTGTTGCCCAGCGGCTGGTAATGGGTAAAGGTTTCTTTGCTCGTCATAAACATCCCTTACACTGGTGTGTTCAGCAAATCGTTAACGGCATCAGATGCCGGGTTACCTGCAGCCAGCGGTGCCGGTGCCCCCTGCATCAGACGATCCAGCGCAGTGTCACTGCGCGCCTGTGCACTCTGTGGTGCTGCGGCCAGAATGCGGCGGGCCGTTTCCACGGTCATACCGGGGGTTTCTGCCAGCACGCGTGCCTGTTCTTCGCGTCCGTGAGCCTCCTCACAGTTGAGGATCCCCATAATGCGGCTGTTTTCTGCCGCAACCGCAGCGGTGATCTGCGCGTTCACGTCCGGCTGCGCCGCGCTGGCGTTTTCGCCCTCCGTCGCTGGCACCACGTCAGTAACGTCAGCCTGCGAAGCAGTGGCTGAAACAGTTGTTGATTGAGTCTCTTTGGTCATTCGCCCTCCTGAGAGACGGGATTTACGTGCATCCAGTGCATCACGCATGACGGTGATCGCATCGGTGCTGTTAACAAGTTCATCAGCCAGTCCGGCATCAATGGCCTCCTGACCGCTGTACACTGCAGCCTCGGTATCCAGCACAGCCTGCACAGACAGGCCGGTATATGCCGACACCTTCTGCGCAAACATCTGGCGGGTTGCGTCCATCCGGGACTGCAGTGTCTCCCGGACGTCATCCGGAAGATGGCTGTAGGGGTTGCCATCCACCTTATGGCTGCCGCTGTAAATCAGAGTGATTTCCACACCCTGTTTCTCCAGCGCAGCACCGTAATTACTGTGAGCCATCATGACGCCGATGGAGCCTGTCCGGGCGGTCTGCGTGACCAGACGCCGGGAGGCGGCACTGGCAAGCAGCTGACCTGCGCTGCAGTTCATGTCATTGGCCAGCGCCCATACCGGCTTTATGTCACGCACACGGGCGATGATGTCAGCGCAGTCAAATGCCCCTGCCACCATTCCGCCGGGCGTGTCCATATCCAGCAGAATGCCGTCCACCATCGGGTCGCTGGCAGCCTGTTGCAGACGGGCGATAATGCCGTTGTAACCGGTCATCCCCGAATACGGCTGCAGCGCCCGCGTCCGGCTGACCAGCGTGCCGGAAACCGGCAGCACGGCGATGCCGTTCATGACCTGATAACTGCGGGCCTGTCGTGGTCCGTCATCATTAACGGATAACGCCAGCGTCGCGGGTGCCTCTCCGGCAGTCAGGCTGTCACCGGACACCGCATCCGTCAGGCGGCTGATCCCAAGCTGGCCTGCAAGCGCACAAAAGAAAACCCGCGCATAGGCGGGTTCAAGCATCAGCGGCTCATTAAAGGCCATACTGGCAATATGCGGGAGATTACGCAGCTCTGCTGTCACTCTTCTCCTCCTCTGTTGATTGTCGCAGCCCGGATTCAAATGCCGCAGCCGCCCAGGCGGGCGGTTTAAGACCGGCTGCACGGCGCTCCATCGTTTCACGGACCTGCTGGGCAAAAATTTCCTGATAGTCGTCACCGCGTTTTGCGCACTCTTTCTCGTAGGTACTCAGTCCGGCTTCTATCAGCATCACCGCTTCCTGTACTTCTTTCAGACCATCGATGGCCATACGACCGGAGCCTATCCAGTCGCAGTTCCCCCAGGCACTTCAGGCTTCCTGAAAACTGAAGCGCGCTTTTGAAGGTAACGTCACCACGCGGCGAGCGATGGCCTCTTCCAGCCAGCACAGAAACATCTGGCTCGCCTGACGGGATGCGACGAATTTTCGCCGCCCCATAAAGTACGCCCACGACTCGTTCGCACTGGCCCGTGCCGTGGAGTAGCTCATCTGGGCGTAATTCCGGGAAAGCTGCTCATACGAGACACCCAGCCCGGCAGCGATATACCGCAACAGTGACTGCTCAAACACGGAGTAGCCGTTATCCGTGTCCTGAGCCGTCTGCAGGTTCAGTGAGTCACCCGGCATCAGGTGAGGCACTTTTGCGCCTCCCAGCCGGACCGGTGCTGCGGCGTAATACGCGGCAATTTCACCAATCCAGCCGGTCAGCCTGTCCCGCTGCTCCTTACTGTTCGCGCCAAGAATAAAATCCATCGCTGACTGCGTATCCAGCTCACTCTCGATGGTGGCGGCATACATCGCCTTCACAATGGCGCTCTGCAGCTGCGTGTTCTGCAGCGTGTCGAGCATCTTCATCTGCTCCATCACGCTGTAAAACACATTTGCACCGCGGGTCTGCCCGTCCTCCACGGGTTCAAAGACGTGAATGAACGAAGCACGACCGCCCGGTAACTCACGGGGTATCCATGTCCATTTCTGCGGCATCCAGCCAGGATAGCCGTCCTCACTGACGTAATATCCCAGCGCCGCACCGCTGTCATTAATCTGCACACCGGCACGGCAGTTCCGGCTGTCGCCGGTATTGTTCGGGTTGCTGATGCGCTTCGGGCTGACCATCCGGAACTGTGTCCGGAAAAGCCGCGACGAACTGGTATCCCAGGTGGCCTGAACGAACAGCTCACCGTTAAAGGCGTGCATTGCCACACCTTCCCGAATCATCATGGTAAACGTGCGTTTTCGCTCAACGTCAATGCAGCAGCAGTCATCCTCGGCAAACTCTTTCCATGCCGCTTCAACCTCGCGGGAAAAGGCACGGGCTTCTTCCTCCCCGATGCCCAGATAGCGCCAGCTTGGCGATGACTGAGTCGGAAAAAAGACCCGACGATATGATCCTGATGCAGCTGGATGGCGTTGGCGGCATAGCCGTTATTGCGTACCAGATCGTCTGCGCGGGCATTGCCACGGGTAAAGTTGGGCAGCAGGGCTGCATCCACACTTTCACTCGGTGGGTTCCACGCCCGCAACTGCCCACCAAATCCGCTGCCACCGCCGTGATAACCGGCATATTCACGCAGCGATGTCATGCCGTCCGGCCCCAGAAGGGTGGGAATGGTGGACGTTTTCATACATAAAATCCTGCAGGTCCCCTGCGTCGCTGTGTCATGCCGGTCTGCACTTCCAGCTCCGCAATGTATTTTTTCAGGTCAGACACGGAAGTGGCCGTAAACTCCACTCGCCGTCCGTCTTTCTGTACCGTTGCCACCCGTTTACCTGTCATCAGGTCATGCAGTGCCGCACGGGCAGCGGCAAGTTCTTCCTGTCGCGTCATTCATCCTCTCCGGATAAGGCACGGGCGTAATCTGCCAGTGTTTTCTTGTTGGTTGCTGCACCATCCTCTTCCTGCAGGCTCGCCAGCAGTGCACTGAGATCCAGCTGCCAGCGGGAAATACTGATGCGCAGCGCCGCCAGCGCATAAACGAAGCAGTCGAGCGCCTCATTGCGTCGCTTTTTGCTGTCCCACAGTATTTTTTTCCTGCCATCCACCCATTTTTCGACCTGCTCTTCAGCAGTCAGCTGCTGCGCTTCGGTCAGATCAAAAATATCCGGGTTATTCGGGAAGTGAACGGCACCGGGAAGCGGTTCATCCCCTTCCGGCGTCAGTGTGAAGCGGTTATAAATCTGCTCTTTCGCGGTATCCGTACCGATTTCGGTAAGGTAAACCCCGTTTTTGTTTCGCTTACGTGGCATGCTGGCCACCGGCTTTCCGTAGACGGATGCCCCTTTAATGGGGATCACCCGGAACAGCCCATGTTTTTTCGAGCGTTCATACACAATGGTCGGGTCAATCCCGCCAGTATCCCAGCAGATACGGGATACCGACATTTCTGCACCATTCCGGCGGGTATAGGTTTTATTGATGGCCTCATCCACACGCAGCAGCGTCTGTTCATCGTCGTGGCGACCCATAATAATCTGCCGGTCAATCAGCCAGCTTTCCTCACCCGGCCCCCATCCCCATACACGCATTTCGTAGCGGTCCAGCTGGGAGTCGATACCGGCGGTCAGGTAAGCCACACGGTCAGGAACGGGCGCTGAATAATGCTCTTTCCGCTCTGCCATCACTTCAGCATCCGGACGTTCACCGATTTTCGCTTCCCATGTCTCACCGAGCGTGGTGTTCACGAAGGTTTTACGTTTTCCCGTATCTCCTTTCGTTTTCATCCAGTCTTTGACAATCTGCACCCAGGTGGTGAACGGGCTGTACGCTGTCCAGATGTGAAAGGTCACACTGTCAGGTGGCTCAATCTCTTCACCGGATGACGAAAACCAGAGAATGCCATCACGGGTCCAGATCCCGGTCTTTTCGCAGATATAACGGGCATCAGTAAAGTCCAGCTCCTGCTGGCGGATGACGCAGGCATTATGCTCACAGAGATAAAACACGCTGGAGGGGTCATCCGGCGTCCATTTGAGGCCAAACGGCGTCTCTTTGTCGCCAAATTTAAGATACTGCTCCTCCCCGCAGTGCGGGCAGGCAACATGAAAACGCATAAAATGCGGGGATTCACTGGCTGCACGCTCAATCTGGCAAGTGCCTCTCACTTTGGGCGTGGAGCCACGGATGGACTTTGGCCAGACCGAGCCTTCAATACGCTTATCGCCCAGGAACGTCGGAGAGCCTTCCTGTTCAATATCATCATCAAAGGCAGCAAGTTCATCATAACCCGCCACATCCACCGACTTTTCACGGTAGTTTTTTGCCGCTTTACCGCCCAGGCACCAGAAGCCACGCCCATTGGTGAAACGCTTCATGGTGAGCGTGTTATCCCGGTGCTTTTTGCCATACCACGGGGCCAGCGCCAGCAGCGACGGAATATCACGTATGGTCGGCTCAACGTGGGTTTTCATAAAGTTTTCGGCATCGCCATCCGTCGGCAACCAGATAAGGGTGTTACGCTGCTTATGCTCTATGAAGTAGGCATAAACACCCAGCAGCATTTTGGAATAACCGACACGGGCAGACTTCACCACATTCACCTCACGGATGTAGTCGCTGCCCATCGCATTCATGATGGCCCGCTGAAAGGGCAGTGTTTCCCAGCGCCCTTCCTGGTATGCGGATTCTTTCGGGAGATAGTAATTAGCATCCGCCCATTCAACGGCGGTCTGTGGCTCCGGCCTGAACAGGGCACGAAGCCCGGCGCGGACAAAATGCCGCAGCCTGTCAACCTGACTGTTCGATATATTCACTCAGCAACCCCGGTATCAGTTCATCCAGCGCGGCTGCTTTGTTCATGGCTTTGATGATATCCCGTTTCAGGAAATCAATATGCCGGTTATCCAGCTCAGGAAAACGTCGCTGCACCGACAGAGGAATACCGTCGAGAATACTGGATATTTCCCTTGCTATACGCGACAGCACGAAAGTACAGAATGCGGTTTCCACCACTTCAGCCGATTCTTTGGCATTTTTCAGTTCCTGCGCCGTCGCCTGAGCACGAGTCAGGCGATGGCGCTCAAATTCAAGTGTTCCGGGGTGAAGATCTGCCTCGCTGGCCAGCCGCAGTTCTTCAACCTCCCGGCGCAGCTTTTCGTTCTCAATTTCAGCATCCCTTTCGGCATACCATTTTATGACGGCGGCAGAATCATAAAGCACCTCATTACCCTTGCCACCACCCCGCAGAACGGGCATTCCCTGCTCCTGCCAGTTCTGAATGGTACGGATACTCGCACCGAAAATATCAGCCAGCTGCTTTTTGTTGACTTCCATTGTTCATTCCACGGACAAAAACAGAGAAAGGAAACGACAAAGGCCAAAAAGCCCGTTTTCAGCATCTGTCGTTTCCTTTCTTTTCAGTGGGTGTTTTAAATAAAAACATGAAGTTACGGAGAAGAAGAACGGAAACGCCTTAAACCGGAAAATTTTCATAAATAGCGAAAACCCGCGCGCCTTCCGCCCCGTAGCCTGTCAGATCGCCGGAAAGGACCCGAGAAAATGAGAATGTTTATCACTTGCATTAATATCCGGTTTCTTCCACCCTCGCACAGGACTGGCGAGCATGAGGGGCAAACCCGCGAACCATAAACGCGGTAAAAACCCGGTGTGCATCGTTTTTGATTATTCCCGCACACTCGCGCAGAAAGAGTTCCCCGTCGGGCTACGGTCTCTGTTAAGACGGGAATACGGCGACGATACAGCGCATGATGTGTCAGGCTTGAATACCTTTATCCGTTAAAAGGGATATCAGTTAAGTTATCCCGTGTAGGGTATAAGCCATTATCAAAGCCACTCAGTAGCGAATGGCTTTTGTAATGGACTATTTAATTAGTGATGCTGCGTATTCGATTAGATATAACTTAGGTGCCAGCCAAATTTTTAACCATGTCATATTGGCTACTACAGAAATAATAAAACTGAACCATAGAATAAAAACTGCTACTAATGGTAAGACAAAACCACTTAACCTACCGTCACTTTCCCAAAGCATAGTTGGTTTGTATTTAGGCTGTCCATTATCGCATGAGCGTCCTTCATTATCGAACTTACCAATTTCAACTTTTTTGCACTGTTTCTTCATAAACCAAATAACCAGCGGAATTGTTGAAATGGCTATTAATGTTTTAATCAGGCTATCAACCATATTCCATACCAGCAACTGATGAACAACATCCGGAATTTGAGCCTGACTGAATACAATGGCGGAATCAATTCCATCGCTGGCCTTCTTCAATAAATCAACAAGAATTTTATTTGCTTCTTCTTGCATGTTTATATCCTGTAAGTTGTAAGTCTGTTCGAAAAAAAAACAAACAACTACGAGAGACAGAAAAAATATCTCAGGCTCTCTTTCTATAAGCTTTTAGTTGAGGATGTTCTGCAAAACAAAACTGGTTAGTTATGTAACTGCTTCCGGAATACAACAGCCGACGTGCTACAACGTAAAATTCGCTTGATTGTGGCAGTTGAGGAAACAGACTTGCATTTCTCAACATCATCAATAATGACCACATCCGGTACAGGAATGACGCGGGTATGCAATGTTTTTGCACTAATAACATCACAGCCATTCAGTGGTCGAATATCTGCATCTTCAGGCACTACCAGAAGCACACGTTTTTCCGGTGCAGAAAAGCCAGCAGCAAGAGTGCGTGACAATAAAGTCATTCCGCTGCGTGGCTTCATACAAATTTCAGAAATATGATTCTTTTCGTCCAAATGATGCTGGACATCATTTTTATCATCATTCAACAACTCTGCTGTTAATACAATCCCTGCTGTCTCAGATTTCCAGGAAATGCTGATATCCTGATCATCTGCATCAACATCATATTTCATCGAGTAAGGACTAAAGCTACGTCCAACGAACGCATCATTTACCAGTACACGCCCACCCTGTCTGACCTGAAAGTCAACGCGCCCTGAAAGCTGATTTGCTGTTACAAGCAATGCCTTTTTTCTTTTTGTTTTATTGCTCATTGCCACCAACTGTTCAGCCATCTCTCTTGTCACACTACCAGAAACTCTTTCTTGAATTTTCACAGAAAATTTTCTGGATGTAGTAGCATCGACATTAAAAAATCTGGATGTCATCAGGCAGTTATTAACAATTGGCATCAGCTCACTTACGATTGTAAAAAATTCCCGGTAAAGCTCATTTTGCTTTTCAACACACAGCTTTCCACAATCGTCCAGCTTACGCTCAAGAGCACTTAACCTTTCCATTATTGAATTAATTTTTTGCAACTCTTTCATCAAAACCTCCTGACAAAGATACCGTGCGACCACGGTCGCACGCTCCTGAATACATGCCCTGTTTCTTCCACCCTCGCACAGGACTGGCGAGCATGAGGGACAAACCCGCGAATCATTAGCGCGGTAAAAACCCGGAGTGCATCGTTTTTGATTATTTCCGCACACTCGCGCAGAGGAGTTCCCCGTCGGGCTACGGTCATGGTTAATGCGGAAATACGGCGACGATGCAGCGCGGTATTTAATGTGCGACCACGGTCGCAAACGAGAAACAAAGAGATTTTTATGCTACAGAGGAACAAGCTGGCGGGTAATTCAGCGTAGTGAATACCGGCATCTCCATCTTGTATGCGTAATGATACTCAGCAGTTGCTCCAGCAGACGCTTTCCAGCCAGGAAGCATCAAAATAGCATCAGCACAACGAAGCATTGCAAAGCAAATATCCATGTATTCACGTTGTGTCAGACCATTAGGCAAAGTGGCTGGATTCAAGACAGAGTGACCATGTCGTGACAAACGATCTGCCTCTTTATTAAAGGCGTCACGATTAAAGTTCTCATATCCCGTCATTGGCCCGGCAATATAAATTTTCATTCACTATCCAACAAATTGAGCTCGTTTTTGATACAGAGGGATTAATTCAGGCATTGCGTCTTGATGTATTCCTGCAAGTAGTTAACCTGCGCAGTTATCCTGTCGATCCCACTTCGGAGACGGTAATAATTGAGTTCAGCATCTGCTGTAAGTCTTGGGCTTTCTCCATTGCCCATGCCGCTGGCTCCGGTCGTTGACTTTGCACAGGTGGCGGCGACTTGCAGGCGCTTACGCCCAGCAGAAACATCAGCACGGAGGCTTTCGATAGTCGCGTTAGCATCAGCAAGCTCCTTTGTATATCTGGCATCGAGTTCTGCTACGTCACGTTGACGCTTCTGCATATCAGCGATTGTGGATGTGGCTTTATCGCGCTGCTCTTTGTAGGCGATGGCGTTATCACGGTAATGATTAACAGCCCACGACAGGCAGACGATGATGCAAATAACCAGAGCGGAGATAATCGCGGTTACCCTGCTCATTGTTGACCCCACAAACAGACTTCACGCTCAATCTCACGACGAGTCATCAGGCCTTTCCATTGCTTACCGCCAGCAGATATCCAGCGACGTAGCTGATCACATGCGCCTTTGATATCGCCCTGGTTTATTTTGCGAAGAAGCGTCGATGTTCTGAAATTACCAGCGCCCACGTTGTAAACGAACGAGTAAAGAGCGCCGCGCGTTGTTTCCGGTATATCGACTTTGATGTACGGGTTAATTTGTCTGGCGACAGTGGCAAGGTCTTTATTCAGGAGAGCTTTGCATTCTGCTTCGGTATACGTTTTACCTAGCATGATGTCTTTTCCAGTGTGTCCGTAACATACAGTCCATACGCCAACAATATCTTTGTATGGTATGTAACTGACACCTTCCAGACCATCGTTACCACTTGGGCCAGTGATGAGCATAGACGCTATGGCAATAGCCCCGCCACCAATAGCAGCTGTGACAGCTTTGCGTAATGATGACTGCATCATATTTCCTTCGGTGCTCTCTTCCCCAGCTCTCCAATAACCATCGCTGTAGCAGAAAGATTATTGGTATTAGTTTTATCCAATATGTCCTGCAATATCTTCGTGCGCTTCATCTGCTCGCGTTTATTGAGCCGGTATGTAAGCACACCGAGGATAATGCTGAACGCGACACCGATAATGAAGCCCCAATCCTGCAATGACAGGCTGGCAAAGAACGCAGCAAGACCAGCGCTACCATAAGATGCACTGCTGTATCGTTCATCCATCTTCATATCTCTTACCTCGCAATAGTTGCTGAGGTTTCGGCTTGGAAACTATATGGCGAAAATAACCCCTACCAAAAACGGCAGGGGAATATATTCTCCAGTTACTCAAATAACTTTTTCACTTCATCAACTGTCTGAAGATAACGTTCGCCCTCAATCTCAATACCTATTGCCTGACGTCCTAACTTCAGCGCAGCTTTAATAGTTGAGCCTGATCCCATAAAGAAATCGGCAACGATATCTCCGGGGCGTGAACTACTCTTTATAATATGTTCCATCATCGCTGCAGGTTTTTCACATGGGTGCTTGCCAGGATAATATTGCACAGGAGGAAACTCCCATACATCGGTATAAGGTACATCAGCAGTAACATGAAATGGACGGCGTAAATTTTCATACTGAGCCTTCAAATCATCATACTGCTTCTTTACTTCCTCATAATGCAATTTCAGATCGCTATAACGCTTTTCATGTTCTGAATAATCAACATTAAAAGGATATGGACACGGGACACCGAGTGAATCTGCCTTCCTGCGAAATAATTCGCATAGTTTATTAAAATCAATTAATGATGGAAGCCGCCACTGCGAATAAGAAAACCAGTGTGAACACATCTGCTTTCCTGTCGCTGAATTAATGTCTGCGGCTGATATATCTAACTGACGGCGAGCCAGCGAAAAAGCATCAATTAGTGGAGAAAAAATATTTTTTCTTAAATCTGCACATTTTGAAGCATAACCTGACTGACCTTTAGCATAACCTGACGCGCCGTAATGCTCTGCAAATAATATTCTTTCAGTAGCAGGAAAATAAGCCCTTAAACTTTCTTTATGACAACCGCGCCACATACCACTGGGTTTAGCCCAAATAATATGGTTCAGAACATTGAAACGGTCGCGAGTTAATAATTCAATTTTTGACGCAAGGCGAGAGCCGGTAAACATATACAGGCTGCCATTAGGGGCCAATATCCGCCAAAATTCTGCCAAAAATTCGTCAATCCACCCCAAAAAGTCAGCATCGCTATCCCACTGGTTATCCCATGCGTTAGCCTTTACGCCGAAGTATGGTGGGTCTGTTGCAATCAAATTGACCGAGTTATCAGGGATGGTTTTGATAAATTGCAGAGAATCTGCGCAAACGAGTTGTGCGCCATGAATATTAGTGGTTTTGAACATAGCTATTATTTTTTTGCCTGGGTAAGCTAACCCGGCGATGCGCATCGCGGGTGGGCTTTAGGTTCAGCCTATAGCTCTGGCATGGGTTGACCGCAGGACAAGCTGCAACTTGTCCTGCGCCCACTTTTCAGGCACAAAAAAACCGCCATAAAGGCGGCTTGTTGGCTGTTGGGTACAAAAAACCCAACTTAACAAAACAATAACTAAAAACCGTCATTTTGCCAAGCTTTTTCGTTTTTGTGCTGTGCGACCGTGGTCGCACAGTTTTTAGAAAGTTGCCTGCTTATATTCATCGGTCAAAGAATATCGACCAGACCCGCTACGCTTTGCAACCCCAAAACAGATCATCTGTTCGATGATAAATTCAACGGCAGCTTGACTCAAAAAACAGGCTTCGCTTAACTCTTTCAGGGAAATGCGTGGGTATCCACGCATAACACATTCCACACTCAGGGCCGCTTCAGTCATATTTCCACGAATTTCATTAATATTCATAACGCCTCTCTAATCAATCTTGAAACTGGAAATCAACATCAGCCATAAAGCGGTTCAACTCAGCCAGTTTTGGCCCCATAGTCCCAACTAAGCGACCAGCCAGTCGGTCTGCTAGGTTGGTACTGTTGAAACCATATTCCTTTTCGAAACGTTCAACCTTCTGCCACAACTCATACAGTTCGTTAGCTATCTCCGCAACGTCGTCGCGCATTTTTTCGTTACCTTGATAATTCATAATATCCTCCAAATTCATATAGTTAGTTGGTTATTGCCCCTCAATGACACGAACTGTAACTCTGCCAAACGAACACATCCAGTGTTATTTTTCACTTTTTAGTGAAATTTTTAATTTGCGCTGTTTTCTTGTTTTGGTGTATTTTATGGATATGGAGGCTATAATATGTTTAACGTGATAACCCACCCTGCAGCACTGGATGAACTGCTTGAACTACCAGATGATTTGCGAGGTCGCATGACCAGATTAATTGAGCGACTGGAGAAAGAAGGCAACAAACTGAAGATGCCCCATAGCCGTGTAATAGGTGGAGGGCTTTTTGAACTACGAGTAGGGGATAAAAACATCGCAAGAACGCTGTACGCCTACGCGACTGGTAACGAAATTTATCTATTGCATGCATTTGTAAAAAAGACACAGAAAACACCGGTGAAGGCTATCGAAATCGCCAGAACTCGCCTGAAGGAGATGAACTGATGAAAGCGAAAGGCATCCCGTTTAACGAAGTAAAAGAAAAACTTCTCAACACTCCAGAAGCCATCAAAGGATATGAAGAGGCCGATAAAGAGCTGGAGATGGTCGAAATGTTATACGAAATGAGGGAAAGAGCAGGTTTAACGAAGTCAGCTCTGGCTGAACGAATGGGATTGCGCCCGTCAGCTATCAGCCGCCTGGAAAGCAATCCTTTAGGGGCAAGCATGAAAACTTTATCAAAATATGCCCAAGCATGCGGTGCAACGATTAATATTAATGCCGTCTATTGATTAGACCCTTTTCGCTACCCCGTCCAGAAGGGCGGGGTGTATATCAATGATGTAAACACTCAACAGCAATAACTTGTTGGCAATTCTGAGCAATCTCCCGCGACATACTAACAAGTCGTGAAATCTCGCCAAGATGCAAGCTGGCTTCTGGAGAAGCCAGAGCAACGCTAACCAGATCCAAAACGGCGTCGATGTCTTTTAGGTTTGATCCGAGTTCTTCAAGAGTTGATACAGGTGCTTCAGTCATTGAATCTAATACCATTTAATTAAAAAAGGTTATTTGATACTGTATAAAATTACAGGGTAAAACTCAAATTTTATAGCCAACTTTCAATAGATTAACTGGTTAAATATCTTTGTAGTCCGATACTTATGTTCCCTTCCTACTCCTCGCCCAACCACTTCCAAAAGCCCATCACGGACAGCAGAATCAAGCATCCTTTTAACAATTCTGCTATTTAACCCAACATCAAAAGCAAGCATAGAAGCGAAAACAAACCCATCACCACCATCAGAAAAGCTCTTTTCGCTCCGTTTTCGTATCATTTCAAAAAGCAATGCCTTTTTATCCATTTATCCCTCCGTGACCAGTCACGCTTTGAGCGCAAGTTTCAGCCTCGTGGTTGTAAGGTGGCATGACCCTTCGCCATCAAAAATGCATTCTGAAACAGGCATTTTTTGACCACATCGCGGGCAAGTAGTAGATAGCTGCTTCTGCAGCTCCTTATAGTTTTTCCTGATCAGCAAACCAATGACTTCGTTCTCCGAATATGGAACTCGCCCTGGTCTACGCAATACACAAATTTCCCCCAACATACGTAACTCGTCAGGCTCCAAAATCCAGTCCCGTCTTGATGTGCCTTCCTTCTTCAACCGTTCCCTGCGTCTCCTTTGCCGTTCTGCCGGTGTCAGCGCCATAAATCCTCCTGAAAATTACTTAACCCAATTAACTACACCGCCAGCGGCCACAACCGCTTTTTCACAGTCACGCTCATATCTCAAAGGTTGAAATACACCATCAATAAAATATTTATCTCCACCAAACGCTGCAGGAAGTGAAACAGAAAACTGAACATGACCATCCGGAGTTACCGGAGAGTTGCCAGCCAACCTACGCAACACAGCCTTAACGGCCTCAATACGGTCATCATCAACTTTTTCTACAATATTGGAATTTAAATACTTCGACGCCTTGCTATGCCAATCGCTGGTTTTAGGGTCTTGTCCATCCATCAAACGCCAGGCTTCAGCGATTAACTCATAGCCAGTGACAGTGGCTTCCTGCGCATCACCAATAAGTCGTGTAATCTCTCTTTCAAGCCGACCGCCTAGCTCTGTTTTAGTGCAATGTTCTGACCAATCGCCAGCCTCAAGCAGCGCGAGAATGCTTAAAATATCGTCCAATAGAACGGTAGTATTATCGACTTCCTTCTGAAACTCACCGGCTACTGCTTTATGCATCATTCGTCATCCTCATCCGAGTCATCCTCATCACAGGATGAGAGTAGTGGGTTAGTCATTCGCCCTACTTGAGTGGCGTAGCCACGCCGACAGAGATTGCGCAGCACACTGTATATTTCGAACATCTCGGTTCGTTCATCGCCAACATCAAGCTCAGATGCTATAGCGTGGCATTCAGTCGCGAGAGCCGATATTTTCTGAAATAACTCTGCTTTATTCACTCTTCGACTCCTGCGGAGGTTCTGGTAGCGGCATCCAGTGAGTTGCTTGCTCAATAGCATTACCCGGCTTAATCGTTGCATCTCCGCGCCGAAAGGTGCTTCCGGTATAGCGTGCGGAGCATATTAGCGGTTCAACCAGAGAGCTATCGAAATTCACCGAAATAAGCACGTTCTGGCCCTTTTCAGGCATTCGCTCACTACAGCTTATCCAACCATCCGGAGTTACCGGATAGTTGCCAGCCTCATACGCGACCCTTATCCAGTGCATAAACATTTCAGTACTTACACATCCACAATCAACATCAATTTTGTCATGCTGCTGTTCCAGCCATTGCTCAAAAGTTAACTTGTAAGTTTGGCTTACAGGTTTGGCTTCCAGTTCTGCTACGCGCTGTTTTGCAGCATCCAGTTCAATCGACAATTTTTCCAACTGCTCTTTATGCTTTTTATATTCCTGATATGCGTGCCAAGACTGACCTTTGCGCACACTATCAGTAATATCAGTAATCTGTTCTGGTGTTAGCGTGGTCAGTGGCTGTGCTGGGAAAATAAGCACTTTCCCGGAATCCCAATCAAAACCCGCCTGAATTGACTGAACCTCAACTGATGGTGTTGAACCGATGCGACCAGGCGAATGAACAACGATCGTTACATCCATATCGCGATGATGGCTATGGTTGTTGGACAAAATGCGATTCACCAACTCAGAAAATTTGGAAAATTTCATGCTGATTCTCCTTTCTCTGCTCTCTCCTGTCGGAACATCACTATCATCAGGTCACCTTTTGTCGCTATCCTGGCTGTTGTTCCAGGCTCAATGCGGCTAAGTTCAAATGCGTCATAGAACGCCTCTAACGCTTTCTGGCGTCTCTCCTGTTTGCGCCGTTTTTTCCACTGTTTTAGAAAAATGGAACCAAGCCATCGCCATGCACGGGACATGATGTAAAGCCAACCGAGAAGTGCCAGACCGGTATTTAGGGCCGTATCGATCGTTATCGTGGTGTCGATATTCACTACGCCACCTCCTGAAAATTTCCCTGATAAAAAGCCAGCACACGCTGCATAACTTCACTTTTCCGGCAATCGTGACAAATCATGTTCAAGCGCCTGTCGTAACGACGTATTTCTCCGTCAGGTAATGACCAGATAAGGTCTGGATCAACCACTACCGATGTCTTCGGCTTTACTCTTGATAGTTTTTTACGGGCGTTTTGCCAGTCCTTGCGTGCTTGTGCAGACAGAAATATCCCGGAGCCAGAGATATACAAATCACCACTGGCAGCAAGCTCTCTTGATAAACGACTAACAGCACATCGGCTAATACCAGTTTCATCCGCAAGTTGCCTAACCGTTCCTCGTCCATTCAGGCGCACGAGTTCCACAATTTGTTTATTCAGTTCTTCCCTCTGTTCTGGTGTAAAAGCCTTTGCCATTACGATTCTCCTTGACCTTTTACAAGACGGGAGAAAATTGCGGATACATATTTAGCCTGATGAATAGCATCAGCTAGGGCATTGTGTCGTTCGCCATCAAATGGCATATCTTTTTTAGGATTAAAACCAATAAACTGACCAAGATTAACGATTGTTCGAACATCCTGATCATTAAAATATTCCCACGGACAGGCTAAGCCAACGCGCTCATAAGCACCGCGTAAAATTACATTATCGAACGTTGCTCCATTTCCCCATACTTTCAATTTTTTTAAATTACATGCATGGCAAGTAATAAAGTGTGATAATTCAAAAAGTGCATCCTTAATATCAAGGGCATCATTAGTACAAATTGCGGCTCTGGCTTCCTTGCTCTGTTTCAACCACCATAAAATGGTATCACCATCGGCGACACCACCATTCAACATCGAGCTTCTGAGATTCACTGGCACATAAAAAGTAGGACCTAATTCCTCATTTTCTGGAGAAAAAAACACTGCCCCGATAGAAACAATTGGAGCACATGTGTTAGTACCCATTGTTTCAAGGTCAATCATTACATCAGACCGTTTCCTGTCGTAAATAATCTGATTAGTCACGAATAATTCTCCTCAACGTTTATCTATACCCAAATTTTCTGTTGATATGTTCTGGATGGTTTTGGCGTTCTTTCTGATTCAGGTAAATGAACATAAACGCAATATCCATCACCTAAAAAATCAGAACGAACAACCAGAACTTTCTTACCACGCCGCCGATAATTATCTGAAAGACGCTCTGCTTCATCATGCGTCATCGGCCCCTGCTTAAATGGCGTTATTTTCATTTTCTTGTGCGACCACGGTCGCACCCTCTCTGATTTCCAAGTAACGCTTAATCCAAAGATTTTCTATATGCTTATTACCTGGCTGATTTGATAAATACCAATCGGCAATTACAGACTGCTTATTACTATCTGGTCGTGTCCTGTAACCACAAGTTGGACACCAGATAACATATTCATTTCTTACCCCCGAATACCTTAATTCTGGCTTCGACGGTTTCCTGAACATAACTTGTTTACAAAGGCAGAATGGCACTTCCTGCCCGATGGCGTTTGATGATTTCACTGCGCTTCTCCGCCGCATTTAATAATGCAGTTCGATTTAAGCTCAGACATCGCGACTTAATTAAAAGCCAGCGTTCTTTATAATCTTGTCTCCAGCTATCAATAGATATATTCAGTAGAAGACTCAGATGCCTGTCCTGTTCTCTCTCATCAACTGCCTCAGCACACGTAAGTTCTGATTTAACCTGCTGTGCCGCGTAATAAATCAATTTCCGCATGGCTTTTTTCGTGGAGGCCTTCATTTTTTTAAAGCCGCCCCCCGAATGAGCAACCAGAAAATCAAGCCATAACCACTGACAAACAATCACATCATTGTTGTAATCAGGCTTGCATCCGTAGCAATAATAAAGCCAGGCTGATTCCTCGTTATTCAACTGACCAATAGCCCTGCGCCAGCTGGCGCTCTGAAAATCAATATCAGTGAGCAACATTGATGATTGTTTAAATGTTTTCCCCTGGTGGAATCTAACCGGCTCAGCAGGAACGGACACTTCGTATGAGTTATCATCCCCCACACTGATTGACCGGACTGGTTTATTGTTAAACCGTCCTGATCTACCGAGACGCATCTGCTCAAGCTGGACCTCCAGAATGCCACGCTGGCGATAATGAACATCAGCCAATGCCGTAGAGACGCAGCTGCGTATATACTCAAGCTCCACGCTTACGACTCTCCTTAATCGACTGCTTTACCCGCCGAGTTGTAAAGTCACTCTTCAGCTTATAAGCAGTACGAACTTCAATATCGCTTTGCCGCAATGAAGGAATCTCTCCAGCGGTTAACCATTGGTAAACAGCTCCGGGTGTTACACCTACCCCTGCCGCTGCTTTTTCTACACTGCCAAAGTGGCGAATAAGTTCTTCTGGTTTCATGTTGTTATTATAAACAATAAACAACAATTAAAGCCAGCTATAATAAATAAATTTTATAGCCAGCTATAAGAAGATCATTTATGATTAAGCTATGAAAACACGAGGCGAACGACTGAAAGCACGCCGTTTAGAGATGAAGCTGACGTTGCGAGAAGTTGCTGAGGCTGTCGATATCTCTATTGCAGGCGTCCAAAACTTAGAACGTGGCGACGTAATGCCGTCACTGGAGATAGGTATTGCCCTGGCTAAATGCTTACGCAAGCCAGTGCATTGGGTGCTGTATGGGACAGAATATGACCCTGATCGCATTCCTGTTATTGGCACAACTGAAAGTGGACCTGATGAAGAGTGGAAGCCAGGACAGGTTCCAAATACTGAGCGATTCCTGCCATTCATCAGCCAGCGCAATACTGTTTATGCGTTAACTATCAGCAATCTGGCGCAGGGAAACTATCAGCCTGGCGATTTTCTCCTGGTCGATTCTGCGCTGGAACTGGTCCCCGGCGAGGATGTTCTGGTTCGTGATACTGCAGGAAATATCACCATCCAGCGCCTGGCCCGTTTTGATGATGAAAATTACTATCTGGACGGAACAAATTCACAACGCGCCATCTTCAGGAAAAGCGATCTTGAATTTGTTCACCAAATAGTCGGAACGATCAAATCATTCATGGTTGAGGGTAGATGACTTAATACGGGGTTTATTGTTTGCTGTAAATCTGGTTTAATGCAGAGCATATGTTCTGTGGGTTGACTCAGGTTACAGCAGCAGAAAAAAGACGAAAAAAAACCCGAGTCGGCAAACTCGGGTCCTTTTCAGGAAGCAGCCACAGTAACGCGACGGATTCCGTCAATTCAAGATGCGTTTATTGTGGCTGCTCCTGCGGATTTTTTCAACCCGAAAAAACATAATTCGTATGGAATGGCTAAAAAATGACATTAAACGATTTCTATGCGGATCGCTTTGGCAGCGATCCGTTCTCGCTAATTGAAGCAGCACGGGATGAACTAACCGAGCTGGCACAGATGGCTGGTATCAACTGGTCTGCCTGTTCCGACAACATCCAACTCAACCCTCGCGGGGGTGTTGAGCGTTACTCTTCATACAATAAAACATCTCCAGAAGCTCTCGAAAAGAGCCTCAAAGGACGCGTAGAAATTTACTCCCGGCTGGAACACAGCAAAGGGATTGATTACCCGTTCATTAACTTCGTCCATAAAGGCAGCGATGCTGGCTCATGGAGCGGTTTCTCCTTCCTGTTTTCTGAATATCGCCGTGAGCAACAACGGAATAATGCGACCGTGGTCGCACAACCGGAAGAAGAACGGGCAAGAATAAAACGTCAGGCCGAAGCACGTCGTCGCCGTGAAGAACAAAAACGAATTAATGACCTGAAAAACAACCAAATGGACCATGAACGTTTGCTGGGATGGCTGGCATTCCACAGCGCGTGGGAACATGCTCCTGCAGAAGACGGCTCATGGCCATATGCGATTAAAAAAGGTATTCGTGACGTTTTTAGTTCATGTGATGTGCGTCGCGTGACCAGTCACGACAGTGCGAAATGGAACCGGGGGCCAACCACATATATGGCTATCCCTCTGGCTCACCTGGACGGTCGTTACGATGGTCGTATTGTGGGTTGGCAGCGAATCGACAAACAAGGTGGGAAATACCAGACCAGCGCAGTAACCAGCGGCGATTTCGTCGGTGCCTGCTTTGTTATCGGTGAGCTGAAAGGGGCGCAAAACATCGCTGTTACAGAAGGTTTTGCTACTGGTGCATCCATCTGGCTTGCCACGAAAAAAGATAAACGCTTTGACGCTGTGGTTGTCGCTGTATCCGCTAACAACATGGTTCATGTTGTGGAACAACTGGTAAACATGTACCCGGCGGCAAAAATCACCTGCGCACTGGATAATGACCGGAAATCAGCCACAGAAGGAAAAGGGAATACCGGCCTGCGGACTGGCTATGAAATCTTATCGAAATTCAACGATGTCCGCTGCGTCTATCCAACTTTTGAAGACGATCCGCAAATGGAGTGCAGTGACTTCAACGACCTGCACAAACTACGTGGACTTCGTGAAACAGCACGTCAACTATTTGCAACAGCAAACCGCCTGAAAACCGGCACTGATTTGCTATCTCTGACGCTCAACCGCCTGAAGACAATTAAGCGGGATAACCGTCGTACTTTTGCCAAAGAGCTGCTGAGAGCGGTGGATATTGGCATGCTAACCTGTCCGGTTCCTAACAGTCCGTCAGATTTGTTTAACATGTTCTGCATCGTTCTGCGTGAAATGGGGCTGGAAAATATCTATCGCGCTACGGTAAAAGACCACATTGCCCGTCGCCTGAATAAAAAGTGCCGTATTGCCCAGGCTCCGCGCTCTTTCAGCGAACGCATAACTGATCCCAATAAACGCCCTCAACATATCACCTATAAGCGTTTTGAAACTTCGGTAATGACCGATGACGTCCTGAAGTACGTGCAATCACTACAGGGGATCGTCATCGTTCGTGCTGGTATGGGTTCCGGCAAATCTACTGGATTGTTACGACCGTTAATGCATAGCTCAGAACGCGGTATCTCTGTAGCTCACCGTGTTTCCCTTATTGGTGGCCTGTGGGAAATGATGACTGAAGGAAAAGGTGTAAAAGCCGATATCCTGCACTATCAGGACCCTGGCTATCAGGAAATGGCTCCATACGCCAGTAAACTGACCATCTGCATAAACTCGATTGTTAAAAACTGCTGGCAACCGTTGATGCGCCAGCACGACTATTTTGGCTTTGACGAGGCCACACAAGGGCTACGTGCCGTTCTTTCCGGTCGGGCTATGGAAAACCCGGTGGCTGTATTCAATACGCTAATTGACGCGCTGGCCAGAACGGAACAACACCCAATCATGGTGGATGCTGATGCGAACGATCTGCTGGTTGACCTGGCTGAACTGGCTATGAAACGCCGTGAAGAACTAGGTTTACCGGCATGGCTGCAGATCCACGTAATTGAATTACCTGTTGATGTTCGCAACCGCGAAACAGGTGAGCCAATCCGGGTTTTTTATACAGAAAAAGATCGCATCATGACCGAGGTGGTGAAAGCTGTATCGGATGGCGAAAAAATCATGTTGGCCACCGACAGCTCCACCTTTGCAGAAGATGTGACAGCCACCCTGAGAATGCATTTTCCTGGTAAGAAATTTCTGTGTGTAAACCAGAAAAACAAACCAGAGCCAGAAGTTGAAGCATTTACCAATCAACCGAAAAAGATGGTCAAAAAATACGACGGCCTGATTTATAGCCCGTCTATTTCATCCGGCGTGTCGATTGAGCAAAAACATTTTGACCGTCATTTCGGCATGTTCTGTGGTGAAGTTGTACCCAGCGACGCAGTGCAAATGCTACGCCGCGACCGTACAGCAAAAGAATTTATTATCGGCTTTGATAAAGCTCGTGCAAAACGTGAAACTGACCCGCAAAAAATAGAACGAGCATTCGCCCAGGCATTGCTTGCTACCGCAGGTATGAACGGTGAACTGACGGATGTCATTTTCGATGGCGACCGTATATCAATGGGGGTGGCCAATACCGACTTTACCAGGATGAAAATTAAAGCAGCCGCAATTGAAGCGACTGCGCGTAACGACTACGCCAGCAACATGATCTGCATCATGCACAGCGACGGTTATAAGGTATCGCCGCTGGGCACCGATTATGCTGCGAATGATATCGGTAAAGATCTGCGTAAAGAAGCGCGGGATATTGTGTGGGAACAGACACTGGATCTGCACCTCAATACAGAAACTCCACAAGAATCAGAGCGTGAAGAACTGCTAAAAAAACGCGCGCTGACGCTTGAAGAACAGGCAAAACTTGTCCGCTGGGATATTGAAAACGAACTGAAACTACCGGTTGAAGAAGGCACACTGAAATTCTATTTCGATGGTGCTCGAGACAAAGTTCGCCGCTATGAAACAATGCTTTTAGATGAGGTAACAGCTCGTCGTTACGACCGGGAAGAAGCAGCCATCAATTTTACCTACGCATACCGTCAGGCGGGACAGTGGCAATATTTTGTAGTGACCGCGATGACTCGCGAGCAGGCTGATGATGTCTTTAAAACTAAATTCCCTGGAATAATCGATCACAAGGTAAAAGCTACTCCTACTGTTGAAGTCGGGGCGCGCGGTTTCTATGCGCTTAAATCAGCAACTCTCCGGCAGTACTTTATCGACTGCGGTATCAACCCTGAGACTATGACCGGCGAGGCGACTCAGGAGCGTCTCAAATTCGCTCGAGATAATCTCATGACAGCCGAACGCCGTGACCTGTTGAATAACGTTCTGCACATTGGTGGTTTTATGACGCCAAAAGGGAAGCCTAAAGTACCGGAAGCGTTGTTTAAAAACATTTGCGACTCTCTTGGCCTTAAAACAGGTAAACGTCGCGGCAGAGACGGCGATAAGCGTCCAACCTTGCGTTTTGTTGAGCCTGAATCAGCGGCATTTATGCTGGATATTCTTGTTCAGCGTCAGAAAGATGGCCTAACCCTAAAAACGCGTAAAGCCGAGAAGACAGCCATCGAAATGGATCGCGATTTGGATCTCAATATATATATGGATGATAAAACGCGATCCACAAACGAGCAGGTTCAAAACGCCCATCATTCAGTAATTTCTGAGGCTTTGGCCGTATTGCCGGTGGCTGTTCCTGAGTCCTGGGCGATGAGTGCGCTTTCCGGTGAGGAGCTGGCCACTATGTCATCATGGTCATCAACCAGCATAGCTATGACGTTTGCATCTCTGTACCTCACAGAGTTCATGGATCACTTGTCCAGCAATGAACTGCGGCGGTTACGAGAATACATTACCGGGAATAGCTCATGCAGCTACGAAGAGCAGGGCGCTTTCTATGGGTAATCAGTGGATATTATCTTTGTGTCTCTTGCTTTGTGTGTTCCAGCAATGGTTTTGGTTCATAGATCGAAAGTCTCACAAGGAAAACATGAAGGCCAGGAAGGCGATGTTTCGTGGTGAACAACTCGCGCAGACTTATCGTATGTGGAAACGTTTCTATCGTGATTTTTCGGTGAACGGGGAGTAAAAATATGTCTACTACTGCATTTTTGGACAAACTTGATTACCGTCAGCTGCAGTTCTGCCGGGATGAATGCGATCGACGCATTAAGGCTATCCAGGAGGAAGAAAAAAAGGTCGCCTGGGCTGTAACAGATCGTGGCCTTATCTTTGGCTGGTTCCGTACGGAGGATTACCTGAAAGCAGTGGAATTATTGGCGCGTAAGGCTGCTGAGCGTTGGGAACGAGCCGACAAGGAAAACCCGGAGACGAAGTATGAACTGAATCTCTACATCGAGGGCAACCGTCTACCATTGTCAGAGTATAACGCTTTGTTTGCTGATGGTGAGTGGGGTTAAAAATGGCTGTTCAATCATACAAACACCAATCCCTCTTGGATAAGGGATACATTCGCATCAAGCTAAGTCGTTCTCAGCATAAGGCCATTTTTAGGGTAAGGAAAATTCGTATATGGGATACGTATGCGTATTACTATAACGGTGAAGAGGTTATTGTTGAGCACTTTCTTGCCCGATGGTTTGTAGCCCTGATTTTTGTCCCTTTTCTGTTAATTGGCACTTTGGCAGACGGTTTTCCTAGCACATGGCAGGAGCTAAAGAAATGCCTTTTCCCGCATAGATACGGTAGCCTTTCGGCAGACAGCTGGCGAGTTATACCTGGTAAACATTCTGTGGATGAGCAGCCGATTGTTGATTACTGGTTGAAGCGTATGGCTGATGCTAAAAAAGTTGATTGAATAGTGATGACTGTTCAAGTTAAACCGTTCTCGGCATATTTTATTTAATGGAATAACATATTATTAATCAAATAGGTTAAGTTAATATTATGCGTAACAAAAAAACAACAGCTTTATTACTCTCTATCTTGTTATTATCTGGATGCACTTATCAATATGATAATAAGGCATCAACGGACGTTGAGTATAAATTCGAAAAAGAAAAAAGAGTACCTATCAACTCTGTTGGTGATTTTAGCAGCAAAATACTCACAGGTAAGGAATTTAATAGAATTATTGCATCAAAGATAGATGATGGTTCATGGCGTGGATATGTCGTTCACTCATTAACATACGCGCCATACAACAACGTTTTAACATCTCAAGGTTTGTCTATCCCTAGAAGTATCACATACTCAGGAACATATCTTAACCGTGATTTTGTTGAGAATAGCGGTAGTGATAGCGTGATAACATCTCGAGATATGTCTGGATGGTATGGTTTTCATGTCGATTCCTCTGAAATAACAAAGCATGGAAGCTATGTTGGTGCTAATGCTTTTGGAATATCTGCTGATGTAGAAGTGTTAAATACTTTAGGTGCCGAAATTATCTTTGGTAGTACACAAATAAATGAAGGGAACCCTGAAACAATATGGGCAGATATTGATATAAAAGGACAAATACCAAAAGATGTTAATGTAAAAGACCTTAGAATTGAATATTTAGCAAAGATAAATGGGTTAAGCAGTAATCATATTGATATAACATCACCTACTATTTTTAACCCGTCAGATATGAGCCATAAAACTCAGGTTTTTATGGGTGAGTTATTAGCCGCGCGCCTAATAAATATTAAAACGGGAGAAATTTATCCAGTACAGCTAGAGTGGGTGTTCCGTTCGCGTGAGGCTTTCTTATAACGGAACAATAACATTGTTCATGTTCTGATCGTTTGTTCAAGCAAACTATAAAAACACCTGTCCCCGTGACTGGTCACGGGGTAAAATGTCTTTGCAAATTATTGACGTGTGCGTCGTTTTGGAGGTAAAGTCACCTCGCTGCGGTAAATCCCGCAGTCGGGACTTCGCAATCCTGGCAAAACGAAGCGCACAACACGCGCCAGCGTGTTTTTTTGTGTGTATAGACCTGCGCATATCCGAATTATGGTGGCTCAGGTGGGGCTGACTTCGGTCGGGCCGGTTTCTTCGTTTACCGGTATTGCGAACCCCGCCTGGGCTACCACCAATAAAGAGATTCGCAACTCTGGTGGTAGCACGACCAATAAAACGGAGTGCATACCATGTTCAAATTCAAATTTGCGGCAGTCGTTCGCACAGACAAAAAGTCCCACATTCATCATCTTTCCACTATCGCGTCATCTGAACGGGAAGCTCGTCGCCAGTTCGCCAGCCGGTTTGTCCTGGTATTGTCTGCCCGTATTCCGGTGCGCGAGGTGGCTGCATGAATCAGGTAAAAATGAACACTGTTGGCCTGCTGGAATCGTTGGATGAACGTCTGGCTCAGGTCTATGCGCTCGTATCATCAGCCCATCGGACAGTCTCCAGTTGTGAGGCGTCGATTTACCTCTCAGAGGCTGGAAAACTTCTGCAGATTGCGTGTGAGTTAACGCATGAAGCACAGGGATATTCTGCGTCTCTCTCGTCGCACTTGCTGCGCGATAAGGAGGCTGAATGAGCGCGTTAGCAGTCTTTTCCTTTCAGGAAGAGCATCAGGTTCGTGTAGTGATGATTAACGGTGAGCCGTGGTTTGTGGCTAAGGATGTATGTGATGCTTTAAGACTCGTTAATTCCCGGAAGGCGCTAATGTCTCTGGATGAGGATGAAAAGGGTGTAACTTTAAGTTACACCCCTGGCGGAGAGCAAAAGCTAAATATTATTTCAGAGTCAGGTCTATACACCCTGATCCTCCGCTGCCGTGACGCGGTGAAGCAAGGCACAACAGCTTGGCGGTTTCGCAAATGGGTAACGAACGAAGTCTTGCCCTCTATTCGCAAAAATGGAGAGTACGTTTACATCGAGCCTGAGCCAATGCGAGCAGCGGAGCCGTTGAACTGGAGGCAGAAAGAGTATCTGCGAGGGCTGATTAACGATATAGCACAAAGTTTTCAGTACCGAAATGCCTGGATTAGCGGTGTATGGTTAGCTTTGCGTCGGGCGTGTCGTAATCCATCCCCGAACCCCATAACGGTTGATGATTTGCCAGCAATTACGGCAGAACTGCGCCGGATTTTGACGGCTGCTGAGTCGGCATTGGGGAACATGCGCACGTATGAACGAGAGTTGTTGCGTGATGTTGTTCGTGGGGGTAGGCGGAGTATGTCGTGTGGTGATTTACCCATCACCGATATTAACTCTGATCTGGAAAAGGCGTTACCCGCGCATTTTGAACTGGCAGTTCAAAAACTTGAGCAGTTATCCGCGCAGCTAAAGCCAGCAGAAATCACCAATAAATAGGGTTGACCAGCCCGAATTTATGCCCTTCTTAGAGAAGGGAAGCCTCGCAGTCGGGGCGGTGATGTCTGTGGTTGCAGCCGCGTTTCCTCCGTTACTTCTGCCCTTTGCAGGGGGCAGGCGAGGTAGGTCACACAACAAGGCACCGTTAATTCGGTGCCTTTACTGTATGCTTTAACCGAAATATGTCAGCCATGCTAACTGCATTGCTGACATGGGGCTGTTTGCACTGCCGGACCACGCATAATTCTGGCCATTATAATGAAACTCAACAACGTATGAGCCATCACCAATATTTCTCACCGGCTTAAATACCGGCTTAGATACAGGCGAAGAAGGTGCAGGCGGTTGCTGTTCTTCTACGCTATCTTCCTCTTCCTCTTCCTCTTCCTCTTCCTCTATCTCAATTTCGTCGTCATCCAGATCGTCATCCTCTGATAATTCATCCGCCAGTTCAGGTATTGCTTCCAGTTCTTCTTCGTCAGGCATAACGATTTCTGGAGTATCTATTTTCAGTTGCCATTGTCCGTTTTCGCCAACAAATTGCCCCAGAGCATCAGCAGCAAATTCCAGGTATCGACTAATCATTGTTGGGCTAAATTTGAACGCTCTTAGAGTGCTGTTCGTGATTTTTATAGAGGGGTCCTGCTCTACCAGCTGCTTAACTGTGTTATGCAGACGAACCCCGGCATCTCCTCTGGCGAATCCAGGCATTTCGTCATCAAGCTGCTGCAATGCTTCCAGCCTGGTATTTTCGTTTCCAGTATTTGGCCTCCATGTCTTTGAGAAGTTGGCCAGCTTGAATTGCTTATAGTGTAATTGAGTGTTTTCATCGTCATGGCCTAAAATTTCCATAAAGAAAACATCTTCATCTACGTTTTTCCAACGAGGATCTACGCGGAAAAACATTTCATACGCAATACGGGCATAAATAGCACGACTATCTTTATAAACACGGCGGTCATCTTTGAAAAATGATTTAACCCACGGGTTAAAAGCCTTTGCTAATATGGCATTAATACGTCCGTTTTCAGAGCGTGTGTCGTTATCTCCATAACCTTTAACGACATCATCAAAATCAGATGCTGCTGGGCATGAGCGAAGTACATTTATTAAATAAACAAATGTTTTTGCTTCGCATAATGTATATATTTTTCTGGTTATATCATCAGAAGTTCTTTTTTTAGCTTGGCCTAAAAAATCAACGGTATACTTACCAGAAACAGTAAATGTACCTTGATACATAATCTCAATCATTCGTCTTCCTGACAATGCAGCAAGTGCAAATGCCAAAGGAGCCATACCTGAACGAGTGTTTAGATTATTTAATGTAGCAGGGCTATTTATAATATCGTAAATAGCTTGCATATATTTAGGGTAATCAATGACCACCACGTTACGTTTCTTATTGTGCAGAACGTCCGCCCATCGTTGCTGGATAGATGCACGTTCGGCAGGGCTTAGTTGAAGATGATAGAGAATCTCATGGTTAACTTTTAGCTGATTCAACTCCTCAAGTAAGGCAGATCCTTGCTGTAGTAATTTATATAAATAATCGCGCTTATCTTTCCAGTTATCGCTAGTTAAATCAGAAATGGCGAATTGCCACTCTTTATATTTATTTGATAATTTCAATAACTTATTATGACTTTTGTTATCGCCAATTCTGATATTAGATAAATCTTCTGATAGAGGGAGAATTAATTTTAATTTTGCCTGTAAAGCTGACATTCTCTGGCGAATATCGGCAGCAGGTAGAGAAAGCCATGACAATAGCTCCTCATTATATAAAGGATACTTTTCAGATAGGCGATGTATATTTTTTTCAAAGCTATGATGAAGTTTATCATCAAACCGTTTTCTGGCCCTGCTCATATAGGCATTGAATGTGTTGGCTGTAATTCTTTTTTCTAATCCTTTCCCCCTAAACTTTCGCTTGTCATTAAATAATGCATTTTTAAATTTTAATGCAACAGCCTTTATTTTTTTTGTTTTCTCCCCTTGAGGACGGTCAGAGTTATCTATTGACTCAACATCGCTAACAAGTGAGTTTATTAATTCACCGATTTTTACTTTGCTCATCTTTCCTCTCCTGATTATCCGCTCGGATTATCGTAACACAATTTGAGAATAAGATAACTAATAACGCGTTAACTTAGGCACAAACTAACAGAACACAATAACGGATAATAAATAAAAACACAATATCGGAACGTTAAAATTTGTTCCTTGACTTTGTTCTGAAAATCAGCACATAATTCCCCATTATACGCGCGTATAATGGGGAATTATGTGCTGATTTTCAGAACAAAGTCAAGGAACAAATTTTAACGTTCCGATATTGTGTTTTTATTTATTATCCGTTATTGTGTTCTGTTAGTTTGTGCCTAAGTTAACGCGTTATTAGTTATCTTATTCTCAAATTGTGTTACGATAATCCGAGCGGATAATCAGGAGAGGAAAGATGAGCAAAGTAAAAATCGGTGAATTAATAAACTCACTTGTTAGCGATGTTGAGTCAATAGATAACTCTGACCGTCCTCAAGGGGAGAAAACAAAAAAAATAAAGGCTGTTGCATTAAAATTTAAAAATGCATTATTTAATGACAAGCGAAAGTTTAGGGGGAAAGGATTAGAAAAAAGAATTACAGCCAACACATTCAATGCCTATATGAGCAGGGCCAGAAAACGGTTTGATGATAAACTTCATCATAGCTTTGAAAAAAATATACATCGCCTATCTGAAAAGTATCCTTTATATAATGAGGAGCTATTGTCATGGCTTTCTCTACCTGCTGCCGATATTCGCCAGAGAATGTCAGCTTTACAGGCAAAATTAAAATTAATTCTCCCTCTATCAGAAGATTTATCTAATATCAGAATTGGCGATAACAAAAGTCATAATAAGTTATTGAAATTATCAAATAAATATAAAGAGTGGCAATTCGCCATTTCTGATTTAACTAGCGATAACTGGAAAGATAAGCGCGATTATTTATATAAATTACTACAGCAAGGATCTGCCTTACTTGAGGAGTTGAATCAGCTAAAAGTTAACCATGAGATTCTCTATCATCTTCAACTAAGCCCTGCCGAACGTGCATCTATCCAGCAACGATGGGCGGACGTTCTGCACAATAAGAAACGTAACGTGGTGGTCATTGATTACCCTAAATATATGCAAGCTATTTACGATATTATAAATAGCCCTGCTACATTAAATAATCTAAACACTCGTTCAGGTATGGCTCCTTTGGCATTTGCACTTGCTGCATTGTCAGGAAGACGAATGATTGAGATTATGTATCAAGGTACATTTACTGTTTCTGGTAAGTATACCGTTGATTTTTTAGGCCAAGCTAAAAAAAGAACTTCTGATGATATAACCAGAAAAATATATACATTATGCGAAGCAAAAACATTTGTTTATTTAATAAATGTACTTCGCTCATGCCCAGCAGCATCTGATTTTGATGATGTCGTTAAAGGTTATGGAGATAACGACACACGCTCTGAAAACGGACGTATTAATGCCATATTAGCAAAGGCTTTTAACCCGTGGGTTAAATCATTTTTCAAAGATGACCGCCGTGTTTATAAAGATAGTCGTGCTATTTATGCCCGTATTGCGTATGAAATGTTTTTCCGCGTAGATCCTCGTTGGAAAAACGTAGATGAAGATGTTTTCTTTATGGAAATTTTAGGCCATGACGATGAAAACACTCAATTACACTATAAGCAATTCAAGCTGGCCAACTTCTCAAAGACATGGAGGCCAAATACTGGAAACGAAAATACCAGGCTGGAAGCATTGCAGCAGCTTGATGACGAAATGCCTGGATTCGCCAGAGGAGATGCCGGGGTTCGTCTGCATAACACAGTTAAGCAGCTGGTAGAGCAGGACCCCTCTATAAAAATCACGAACAGCACTCTAAGAGCGTTCAAATTTAGCCCAACAATGATTAGTCGATACCTGGAATTTGCTGCTGATGCTCTGGGGCAATTTGTTGGCGAAAACGGACAATGGCAACTGAAAATAGATACTCCAGAAATCGTTATGCCTGACGAAGAAGAACTGGAAGCAATACCTGAACTGGCGGATGAATTATCAGAGGATGACGATCTGGATGACGACGAAATTGAGATAGAGGAAGAGGAAGAGGAAGAGGAAGAGGAAGATAGCGTAGAAGAACAGCAACCGCCTGCACCTTCTTCGCCTGTATCTAAGCCGGTATTTAAGCCGGTGAGAAATATTGGTGATGGCTCATACGTTGTTGAGTTTCATTATAATGGCCAGAATTATGCGTGGTCCGGCAGTGCAAACAGCCCCATGTCAGCAATGCAGTTAGCATGGCTGACATATTTCGGTTAAAGCATACAGTAAAGGCACCGAATTAACGGTGCCTTGTTGTGTGACCTACCTCGCCTGCCCCCTGCAAAGGGCAGAAGTAACGGAGGAAACGCGGCTGCAACCACAGACATCACCGCCCCGACTGCGAGGCTTCCCTTCTCTAAGAAGGGCATAAATTCGGGCTGGTCAACCCTATTTATTGGTGATTTCTGCTGGCTTTAGCTGCGCGGATAACTGCTCAAGTTTTTGAACTGCCAGTTCAAAATGCGCGGGTAACGCCTTTTCCAGATCAGAGTTAATATCGGTGATGGGTAAATCACCACACGACATACTCCGCCTACCCCCACGAACAACATCACGCAACAACTCTCGTTCATACGTGCGCATGTTCCCCAATGCCGACTCAGCAGCCGTCAAAATCCGGCGCAGTTCTGCCGTAATTGCTGGCAAATCATCAACCGTTATGGGGTTCGGGGATGGATTACGACACGCCCGACGCAAAGCTAACCATACACCGCTAATCCAGGCATTTCGGTACTGAAAACTTTGTGCTATATCGTTAATCAGCCCTCGCAGATACTCTTTCTGCCTCCAGTTCAACGGCTCCGCTGCTCGCATTGGCTCAGGCTCGATGTAAACGTACTCTCCATTTTTGCGAATAGAGGGCAAGACTTCGTTCGTTACCCATTTGCGAAACCGCCAAGCTGTTGTGCCTTGCTTCACCGCGTCACGGCAGCGGAGGATCAGGGTGTATAGACCTGACTCTGAAATAATATTTAGCTTTTGCTCTCCGCCAGGGGTGTAACTTAAAGTTACACCCTTTTCATCCTCATCCAGAGACATTAGCGCCTTCCGGGAATTAACGAGTCTTAAAGCATCACATACATCCTTAGCCACAAACCACGGCTCACCGTTAATCATCACTACACGAACCTGATGCTCTTCCTGAAAGGAAAAGACTGCTAACGCGCTCATTCAGCCTCCTTATCGCGCAGCAAGTGCGACGAGAGAGACGCAGAATATCCCTGTGCTTCATGCGTTAACTCACACGCAATCTGCAGAAGTTTTCCAGCCTCTGAGAGGTAAATCGACGCCTCACAACTGGAGACTGTCCGATGGGCTGATGATACGAGCGCATAGACCTGAGCCAGACGTTCATCCAACGATTCCAGCAGGCCAACAGTGTTCATTTTTACCTGATTCATGCAGCCACCTCGCGCACCGGAATACGGGCAGACAATACCAGGACAAACCGGCTGGCGAACTGGCGACGAGCTTCCCGTTCAGATGACGCGATAGTGGAAAGATGATGAATGTGGGACTTTTTGTCTGTGCGAACGACTGCCGCAAATTTGAATTTGAACATGGTATGCACTCCGTTTTATTGGTCGTGCTACCACCAGAGTTGCGAATCTCTTTATTGGTGGTAGCCCAGGCGGGGTTCGCAATACCGGTAAACGAAGAAACCGGCCCGACCGAAGTCAGCCCCACCTGAGCCACCATAATTCGGATATGCGCAGGTCTATACACACAAAAAAACACGCTGGCGCGTGTTGTGCGCTTCGTTTTGCCAGGATTGCGAAGTCCCGACTGCGGGATTTACCGCAGCGAGGTGACTTTACCTCCAAAACGACGCACACGTCAATAATTTGCAAAGACATTTTACCCCGTGACCAGTCACGGGGACAGGTGTTTTTATAGTTTGCTTGAACAAACGATCAGAACATGAACAATGTTATTGTTCCGTTATAAGAAAGCCTCACGCGAACGGAACACCCACTCTAGCTGTACTGGATAAATTTCTCCCGTTTTAATATTTATTAGGCGCGCGGCTAATAACTCACCCATAAAAACCTGAGTTTTATGGCTCATATCTGACGGGTTAAAAATAGTAGGTGATGTTATATCAATATGATTACTGCTTAACCCATTTATCTTTGCTAAATATTCAATTCTAAGGTCTTTTACATTAACATCTTTTGGTATTTGTCCTTTTATATCAATATCTGCCCATATTGTTTCAGGGTTCCCTTCATTTATTTGTGTACTACCAAAGATAATTTCGGCACCTAAAGTATTTAACACTTCTACATCAGCAGATATTCCAAAAGCATTAGCACCAACATAGCTTCCATGCTTTGTTATTTCAGAGGAATCGACATGAAAACCATACCATCCAGACATATCTCGAGATGTTATCACGCTATCACTACCGCTATTCTCAACAAAATCACGGTTAAGATATGTTCCTGAGTATGTGATACTTCTAGGGATAGACAAACCTTGAGATGTTAAAACGTTGTTGTATGGCGCGTATGTTAATGAGTGAACGACATATCCACGCCATGAACCATCATCTATCTTTGATGCAATAATTCTATTAAATTCCTTACCTGTGAGTATTTTGCTGCTAAAATCACCAACAGAGTTGATAGGTACTCTTTTTTCTTTTTCGAATTTATACTCAACGTCCGTTGATGCCTTATTATCATATTGATAAGTGCATCCAGATAATAACAAGATAGAGAGTAATAAAGCTGTTGTTTTTTTGTTACGCATAATATTAACTTAACCTATTTGATTAATAATATGTTATTCCATTAAATAAAATATGCCGAGAACGGTTTAACTTGAACAGTCATCACTATTCAATCAACTTTTTTAGCATCAGCCATACGCTTCAACCAGTAATCAACAATCGGCTGCTCATCCACAGAATGTTTACCAGGTATAACTCGCCAGCTGTCTGCCGAAAGGCTACCGTATCTATGCGGGAAAAGGCATTTCTTTAGCTCCTGCCATGTGCTAGGAAAACCGTCTGCCAAAGTGCCAATTAACAGAAAAGGGACAAAAATCAGGGCTACAAACCATCGGGCAAGAAAGTGCTCAACAATAACCTCTTCACCGTTATAGTAATACGCATACGTATCCCATATACGAATTTTCCTTACCCTAAAAATGGCCTTATGCTGAGAACGACTTAGCTTGATGCGAATGTATCCCTTATCCAAGAGGGATTGGTGTTTGTATGATTGAACAGCCATTTTTAACCCCACTCACCATCAGCAAACAAAGCGTTATACTCTGACAATGGTAGACGGTTGCCCTCGATGTAGAGATTCAGTTCATACTTCGTCTCCGGGTTTTCCTTGTCGGCTCGTTCCCAACGCTCAGCAGCCTTACGCGCCAATAATTCCACTGCTTTCAGGTAATCCTCCGTACGGAACCAGCCAAAGATAAGGCCACGATCTGTTACAGCCCAGGCGACCTTTTTTTCTTCCTCCTGGATAGCCTTAATGCGTCGATCGCATTCATCCCGGCAGAACTGCAGCTGACGGTAATCAAGTTTGTCCAAAAATGCAGTAGTAGACATATTTTTACTCCCCGTTCACCGAAAAATCACGATAGAAACGTTTCCACATACGATAAGTCTGCGCGAGTTGTTCACCACGAAACATCGCCTTCCTGGCCTTCATGTTTTCCTTGTGAGACTTTCGATCTATGAACCAAAACCATTGCTGGAACACACAAAGCAAGAGACACAAAGATAATATCCACTGATTACCCATAGAAAGCGCCCTGCTCTTCGTAGCTGCATGAGCTATTCCCGGTAATGTATTCTCGTAACCGCCGCAGTTCATTGCTGGACAAGTGATCCATGAACTCTGTGAGGTACAGAGATGCAAACGTCATAGCTATGCTGGTTGATGACCATGATGACATAGTGGCCAGCTCCTCACCGGAAAGCGCACTCATCGCCCAGGACTCAGGAACAGCCACCGGCAATACGGCCAAAGCCTCAGAAATTACTGAATGATGGGCGTTTTGAACCTGCTCGTTTGTGGATCGCGTTTTATCATCCATATATATATTGAGATCCAAATCGCGATCCATTTCGATGGCTGTCTTCTCGGCTTTACGCGTTTTTAGGGTTAGGCCATCTTTCTGACGCTGAACAAGAATATCCAGCATAAATGCCGCTGATTCAGGCTCAACAAAACGCAAGGTTGGACGCTTATCGCCGTCTCTGCCGCGACGTTTACCTGTTTTAAGGCCAAGAGAGTCGCAAATGTTTTTAAACAACGCTTCCGGTACTTTAGGCTTCCCTTTTGGCGTCATAAAACCACCAATGTGCAGAACGTTATTCAACAGGTCACGGCGTTCGGCTGTCATGAGATTATCTCGAGCGAATTTGAGACGCTCCTGAGTCGCCTCGCCGGTCATAGTCTCAGGGTTGATACCGCAGTCGATAAAGTACTGCCGGAGAGTTGCTGATTTAAGCGCATAGAAACCGCGCGCCCCGACTTCAACAGTAGGAGTAGCTTTTACCTTGTGATCGATTATTCCAGGGAATTTAGTTTTAAAGACATCATCAGCCTGCTCGCGAGTCATCGCGGTCACTACAAAATATTGCCACTGTCCCGCCTGACGGTATGCGTAGGTAAAATTGATGGCTGCTTCTTCCCGGTCGTAACGACGAGCTGTTACCTCATCTAAAAGCATTGTTTCATAGCGGCGAACTTTGTCTCGAGCACCATCGAAATAGAATTTCAGTGTGCCTTCTTCAACCGGTAGTTTCAGTTCGTTTTCAATATCCCAGCGGACAAGTTTTGCCTGTTCTTCAAGCGTCAGCGCGCGTTTTTTTAGCAGTTCTTCACGCTCTGATTCTTGTGGAGTTTCTGTATTGAGGTGCAGATCCAGTGTCTGTTCCCACACAATATCCCGCGCTTCTTTACGCAGATCTTTACCGATATCATTCGCAGCATAATCGGTGCCCAGCGGCGATACCTTATAACCGTCGCTGTGCATGATGCAGATCATGTTGCTGGCGTAGTCGTTACGCGCAGTCGCTTCAATTGCGGCTGCTTTAATTTTCATCCTGGTAAAGTCGGTATTGGCCACCCCCATTGATATACGGTCGCCATCGAAAATGACATCCGTCAGTTCACCGTTCATACCTGCGGTAGCAAGCAATGCCTGGGCGAATGCTCGTTCTATTTTTTGCGGGTCAGTTTCACGTTTTGCACGAGCTTTATCAAAGCCGATAATAAATTCTTTTGCTGTACGGTCGCGGCGTAGCATTTGCACTGCGTCGCTGGGTACAACTTCACCACAGAACATGCCGAAATGACGGTCAAAATGTTTTTGCTCAATCGACACGCCGGATGAAATAGACGGGCTATAAATCAGGCCGTCGTATTTTTTGACCATCTTTTTCGGTTGATTGGTAAATGCTTCAACTTCTGGCTCTGGTTTGTTTTTCTGGTTTACACACAGAAATTTCTTACCAGGAAAATGCATTCTCAGGGTGGCTGTCACATCTTCTGCAAAGGTGGAGCTGTCGGTGGCCAACATGATTTTTTCGCCATCCGATACAGCTTTCACCACCTCGGTCATGATGCGATCTTTTTCTGTATAAAAAACCCGGATTGGCTCACCTGTTTCGCGGTTGCGAACATCAACAGGTAATTCAATTACGTGGATCTGCAGCCATGCCGGTAAACCTAGTTCTTCACGGCGTTTCATAGCCAGTTCAGCCAGGTCAACCAGCAGATCGTTCGCATCAGCATCCACCATGATTGGGTGTTGTTCCGTTCTGGCCAGCGCGTCAATTAGCGTATTGAATACAGCCACCGGGTTTTCCATAGCCCGACCGGAAAGAACGGCACGTAGCCCTTGTGTGGCCTCGTCAAAGCCAAAATAGTCGTGCTGGCGCATCAACGGTTGCCAGCAGTTTTTAACAATCGAGTTTATGCAGATGGTCAGTTTACTGGCGTATGGAGCCATTTCCTGATAGCCAGGGTCCTGATAGTGCAGGATATCGGCTTTTACACCTTTTCCTTCAGTCATCATTTCCCACAGGCCACCAATAAGGGAAACACGGTGAGCTACAGAGATACCGCGTTCTGAGCTATGCATTAACGGTCGTAACAATCCAGTAGATTTGCCGGAACCCATACCAGCACGAACGATGACGATCCCCTGTAGTGATTGCACGTACTTCAGGACGTCATCGGTCATTACCGAAGTTTCAAAACGCTTATAGGTGATATGTTGAGGGCGTTTATTGGGATCAGTTATGCGTTCGCTGAAAGAGCGCGGAGCCTGGGCAATACGGCACTTTTTATTCAGGCGACGGGCAATGTGGTCTTTTACCGTAGCGCGATAGATATTTTCCAGCCCCATTTCACGCAGAACGATGCAGAACATGTTAAACAAATCTGACGGACTGTTAGGAACCGGACAGGTTAGCATGCCAATATCCACCGCTCTCAGCAGCTCTTTGGCAAAAGTACGACGGTTATCCCGCTTAATTGTCTTCAGGCGGTTGAGCGTCAGAGATAGCAAATCAGTGCCGGTTTTCAGGCGGTTTGCTGTTGCAAATAGTTGACGTGCTGTTTCACGAAGTCCACGTAGTTTGTGCAGGTCGTTGAAGTCACTGCACTCCATTTGCGGATCGTCTTCAAAAGTTGGATAGACGCAGCGGACATCGTTGAATTTCGATAAGATTTCATAGCCAGTCCGCAGGCCGGTATTCCCTTTTCCTTCTGTGGCTGATTTCCGGTCATTATCCAGTGCGCAGGTGATTTTTGCCGCCGGGTACATGTTTACCAGTTGTTCCACAACATGAACCATGTTGTTAGCGGATACAGCGACAACCACAGCGTCAAAGCGTTTATCTTTTTTCGTGGCAAGCCAGATGGATGCACCAGTAGCAAAACCTTCTGTAACAGCGATGTTTTGCGCCCCTTTCAGCTCACCGATAACAAAGCAGGCACCGACGAAATCGCCGCTGGTTACTGCGCTGGTCTGGTATTTCCCACCTTGTTTGTCGATTCGCTGCCAACCCACAATACGACCATCGTAACGACCGTCCAGGTGAGCCAGAGGGATAGCCATATATGTGGTTGGCCCCCGGTTCCATTTCGCACTGTCGTGACTGGTCACGCGACGCACATCACATGAACTAAAAACGTCACGAATACCTTTTTTAATCGCATATGGCCATGAGCCGTCTTCTGCAGGAGCATGTTCCCACGCGCTGTGGAATGCCAGCCATCCCAGCAAACGTTCATGGTCCATTTGGTTGTTTTTCAGGTCATTAATTCGTTTTTGTTCTTCACGGCGACGACGTGCTTCGGCCTGACGTTTTATTCTTGCCCGTTCTTCTTCCGGTTGTGCGACCACGGTCGCATTATTCCGTTGTTGCTCACGGCGATATTCAGAAAACAGGAAGGAGAAACCGCTCCATGAGCCAGCATCGCTGCCTTTATGGACGAAGTTAATGAACGGGTAATCAATCCCTTTGCTGTGTTCCAGCCGGGAGTAAATTTCTACGCGTCCTTTGAGGCTCTTTTCGAGAGCTTCTGGAGATGTTTTATTGTATGAAGAGTAACGCTCAACACCCCCGCGAGGGTTGAGTTGGATGTTGTCGGAACAGGCAGACCAGTTGATACCAGCCATCTGTGCCAGCTCGGTTAGTTCATCCCGTGCTGCTTCAATTAGCGAGAACGGATCGCTGCCAAAGCGATCCGCATAGAAATCGTTTAATGTCATTTTTTAGCCATTCCATACGAATTATGTTTTTTCGGGTTGAAAAAATCCGCAGGAGCAGCCACAATAAACGCATCTTGAATTGACGGAATCCGTCGCGTTACTGTGGCTGCTTCCTGAAAAGGACCCGAGTTTGCCGACTCGGGTTTTTTTTCGTCTTTTTTCTGCTGCTGTAACCTGAGTCAACCCACAGAACATATGCTCTGCATTAAACCAGATTTACAGCAAACAATAAACCCCGTATTAAGTCATCTACCCTCAACCATGAATGATTTGATCGTTCCGACTATTTGGTGAACAAATTCAAGATCGCTTTTCCTGAAGATGGCGCGTTGTGAATTTGTTCCGTCCAGATAGTAATTTTCATCATCAAAACGGGCCAGGCGCTGGATGGTGATATTTCCTGCAGTATCACGAACCAGAACATCCTCGCCGGGGACCAGTTCCAGCGCAGAATCGACCAGGAGAAAATCGCCAGGCTGATAGTTTCCCTGCGCCAGATTGCTGATAGTTAACGCATAAACAGTATTGCGCTGGCTGATGAATGGCAGGAATCGCTCAGTATTTGGAACCTGTCCTGGCTTCCACTCTTCATCAGGTCCACTTTCAGTTGTGCCAATAACAGGAATGCGATCAGGGTCATATTCTGTCCCATACAGCACCCAATGCACTGGCTTGCGTAAGCATTTAGCCAGGGCAATACCTATCTCCAGTGACGGCATTACGTCGCCACGTTCTAAGTTTTGGACGCCTGCAATAGAGATATCGACAGCCTCAGCAACTTCTCGCAACGTCAGCTTCATCTCTAAACGGCGTGCTTTCAGTCGTTCGCCTCGTGTTTTCATAGCTTAATCATAAATGATCTTCTTATAGCTGGCTATAAAATTTATTTATTATAGCTGGCTTTAATTGTTGTTTATTGTTTATAATAACAACATGAAACCAGAAGAACTTATTCGCCACTTTGGCAGTGTAGAAAAAGCAGCGGCAGGGGTAGGTGTAACACCCGGAGCTGTTTACCAATGGTTAACCGCTGGAGAGATTCCTTCATTGCGGCAAAGCGATATTGAAGTTCGTACTGCTTATAAGCTGAAGAGTGACTTTACAACTCGGCGGGTAAAGCAGTCGATTAAGGAGAGTCGTAAGCGTGGAGCTTGAGTATATACGCAGCTGCGTCTCTACGGCATTGGCTGATGTTCATTATCGCCAGCGTGGCATTCTGGAGGTCCAGCTTGAGCAGATGCGTCTCGGTAGATCAGGACGGTTTAACAATAAACCAGTCCGGTCAATCAGTGTGGGGGATGATAACTCATACGAAGTGTCCGTTCCTGCTGAGCCGGTTAGATTCCACCAGGGGAAAACATTTAAACAATCATCAATGTTGCTCACTGATATTGATTTTCAGAGCGCCAGCTGGCGCAGGGCTATTGGTCAGTTGAATAACGAGGAATCAGCCTGGCTTTATTATTGCTACGGATGCAAGCCTGATTACAACAATGATGTGATTGTTTGTCAGTGGTTATGGCTTGATTTTCTGGTTGCTCATTCGGGGGGCGGCTTTAAAAAAATGAAGGCCTCCACGAAAAAAGCCATGCGGAAATTGATTTATTACGCGGCACAGCAGGTTAAATCAGAACTTACGTGTGCTGAGGCAGTTGATGAGAGAGAACAGGACAGGCATCTGAGTCTTCTACTGAATATATCTATTGATAGCTGGAGACAAGATTATAAAGAACGCTGGCTTTTAATTAAGTCGCGATGTCTGAGCTTAAATCGAACTGCATTATTAAATGCGGCGGAGAAGCGCAGTGAAATCATCAAACGCCATCGGGCAGGAAGTGCCATTCTGCCTTTGTAAACAAGTTATGTTCAGGAAACCGTCGAAGCCAGAATTAAGGTATTCGGGGGTAAGAAATGAATATGTTATCTGGTGTCCAACTTGTGGTTACAGGACACGACCAGATAGTAATAAGCAGTCTGTAATTGCCGATTGGTATTTATCAAATCAGCCAGGTAATAAGCATATAGAAAATCTTTGGATTAAGCGTTACTTGGAAATCAGAGAGGGTGCGACCGTGGTCGCACAAGAAAATGAAAATAACGCCATTTAAGCAGGGGCCGATGACGCATGATGAAGCAGAGCGTCTTTCAGATAATTATCGGCGGCGTGGTAAGAAAGTTCTGGTTGTTCGTTCTGATTTTTTAGGTGATGGATATTGCGTTTATGTTCATTTACCTGAATCAGAAAGAACGCCAAAACCATCCAGAACATATCAACAGAAAATTTGGGTATAGATAAACGTTGAGGAGAATTATTCGTGACTAATCAGATTATTTACGACAGGAAACGGTCTGATGTAATGATTGACCTTGAAACAATGGGTACTAACACATGTGCTCCAATTGTTTCTATCGGGGCAGTGTTTTTTTCTCCAGAAAATGAGGAATTAGGTCCTACTTTTTATGTGCCAGTGAATCTCAGAAGCTCGATGTTGAATGGTGGTGTCGCCGATGGTGATACCATTTTATGGTGGTTGAAACAGAGCAAGGAAGCCAGAGCCGCAATTTGTACTAATGATGCCCTTGATATTAAGGATGCACTTTTTGAATTATCACACTTTATTACTTGCCATGCATGTAATTTAAAAAAATTGAAAGTATGGGGAAATGGAGCAACGTTCGATAATGTAATTTTACGCGGTGCTTATGAGCGCGTTGGCTTAGCCTGTCCGTGGGAATATTTTAATGATCAGGATGTTCGAACAATCGTTAATCTTGGTCAGTTTATTGGTTTTAATCCTAAAAAAGATATGCCATTTGATGGCGAACGACACAATGCCCTAGCTGATGCTATTCATCAGGCTAAATATGTATCCGCAATTTTCTCCCGTCTTGTAAAAGGTCAAGGAGAATCGTAATGGCAAAGGCTTTTACACCAGAACAGAGGGAAGAACTGAATAAACAAATTGTGGAACTCGTGCGCCTGAATGGACGAGGAACGGTTAGGCAACTTGCGGATGAAACTGGTATTAGCCGATGTGCTGTTAGTCGTTTATCAAGAGAGCTTGCTGCCAGTGGTGATTTGTATATCTCTGGCTCCGGGATATTTCTGTCTGCACAAGCACGCAAGGACTGGCAAAACGCCCGTAAAAAACTATCAAGAGTAAAGCCGAAGACATCGGTAGTGGTTGATCCAGACCTTATCTGGTCATTACCTGACGGAGAAATACGTCGTTACGACAGGCGCTTGAACATGATTTGTCACGATTGCCGGAAAAGTGAAGTTATGCAGCGTGTGCTGGCTTTTTATCAGGGAAATTTTCAGGAGGTGGCGTAGTGAATATCGACACCACGATAACGATCGATACGGCCCTAAATACCGGTCTGGCACTTCTCGGTTGGCTTTACATCATGTCCCGTGCATGGCGATGGCTTGGTTCCATTTTTCTAAAACAGTGGAAAAAACGGCGCAAACAGGAGAGACGCCAGAAAGCGTTAGAGGCGTTCTATGACGCATTTGAACTTAGCCGCATTGAGCCTGGAACAACAGCCAGGATAGCGACAAAAGGTGACCTGATGATAGTGATGTTCCGACAGGAGAGAGCAGAGAAAGGAGAATCAGCATGAAATTTTCCAAATTTTCTGAGTTGGTGAATCGCATTTTGTCCAACAACCATAGCCATCATCGCGATATGGATGTAACGATCGTTGTTCATTCGCCTGGTCGCATCGGTTCAACACCATCAGTTGAGGTTCAGTCAATTCAGGCGGGTTTTGATTGGGATTCCGGGAAAGTGCTTATTTTCCCAGCACAGCCACTGACCACGCTAACACCAGAACAGATTACTGATATTACTGATAGTGTGCGCAAAGGTCAGTCTTGGCACGCATATCAGGAATATAAAAAGCATAAAGAGCAGTTGGAAAAATTGTCGATTGAACTGGATGCTGCAAAACAGCGCGTAGCAGAACTGGAAGCCAAACCTGTAAGCCAAACTTACAAGTTAACTTTTGAGCAATGGCTGGAACAGCAGCATGACAAAATTGATGTTGATTGTGGATGTGTAAGTACTGAAATGTTTATGCACTGGATAAGGGTCGCGTATGAGGCTGGCAACTATCCGGTAACTCCGGATGGTTGGATAAGCTGTAGTGAGCGAATGCCTGAAAAGGGCCAGAACGTGCTTATTTCGGTGAATTTCGATAGCTCTCTGGTTGAACCGCTAATATGCTCCGCACGCTATACCGGAAGCACCTTTCGGCGCGGAGATGCAACGATTAAGCCGGGTAATGCTATTGAGCAAGCAACTCACTGGATGCCGCTACCAGAACCTCCGCAGGAGTCGAAGAGTGAATAAAGCAGAGTTATTTCAGAAAATATCGGCTCTCGCGACTGAATGCCACGCTATAGCATCTGAGCTTGATGTTGGCGATGAACGAACCGAGATGTTCGAAATATACAGTGTGCTGCGCAATCTCTGTCGGCGTGGCTACGCCACTCAAGTAGGGCGAATGACTAACCCACTACTCTCATCCTGTGATGAGGATGACTCGGATGAGGATGACGAATGATGCATAAAGCAGTAGCCGGTGAGTTTCAGAAGGAAGTCGATAATACTACCGTTCTATTGGACGATATTTTAAGCATTCTCGCGCTGCTTGAGGCTGGCGATTGGTCAGAACATTGCACTAAAACAGAGCTAGGCGGTCGGCTTGAAAGAGAGATTACACGACTTATTGGTGATGCGCAGGAAGCCACTGTCACTGGCTATGAGTTAATCGCTGAAGCCTGGCGTTTGATGGATGGACAAGACCCTAAAACCAGCGATTGGCATAGCAAGGCGTCGAAGTATTTAAATTCCAATATTGTAGAAAAAGTTGATGATGACCGTATTGAGGCCGTTAAGGCTGTGTTGCGTAGGTTGGCTGGCAACTCTCCGGTAACTCCGGATGGTCATGTTCAGTTTTCTGTTTCACTTCCTGCAGCGTTTGGTGGAGATAAATATTTTATTGATGGTGTATTTCAACCTTTGAGATATGAGCGTGACTGTGAAAAAGCGGTTGTGGCCGCTGGCGGTGTAGTTAATTGGGTTAAGTAATTTTCAGGAGGATTTATGGCGCTGACACCGGCAGAACGGCAAAGGAGACGCAGGGAACGGTTGAAGAAGGAAGGCACATCAAGACGGGACTGGATTTTGGAGCCTGACGAGTTACGTATGTTGGGGGAAATTTGTGTATTGCGTAGACCAGGGCGAGTTCCATATTCGGAGAACGAAGTCATTGGTTTGCTGATCAGGAAAAACTATAAGGAGCTGCAGAAGCAGCTATCTACTACTTGCCCGCGATGTGGTCAAAAAATGCCTGTTTCAGAATGCATTTTTGATGGCGAAGGGTCATGCCACCTTACAACCACGAGGCTGAAACTTGCGCTCAAAGCGTGACTGGTCACGGAGGGATAAATGGATAAAAAGGCATTGCTTTTTGAAATGATACGAAAACGGAGCGAAAAGAGCTTTTCTGATGGTGGTGATGGGTTTGTTTTCGCTTCTATGCTTGCTTTTGATGTTGGGTTAAATAGCAGAATTGTTAAAAGGATGCTTGATTCTGCTGTCCGTGATGGGCTTTTGGAAGTGGTTGGGCGAGGAGTAGGAAGGGAACATAAGTATCGGACTACAAAGATATTTAACCAGTTAATCTATTGAAAGTTGGCTATAAAATTTGAGTTTTACCCTGTAATTTTATACAGTATCAAATAACCTTTTTTAATTAAATGGTATTAGATTCAATGACTGAAGCACCTGTATCAACTCTTGAAGAACTCGGATCAAACCTAAAAGACATCGACGCCGTTTTGGATCTGGTTAGCGTTGCTCTGGCTTCTCCAGAAGCCAGCTTGCATCTTGGCGAGATTTCACGACTTGTTAGTATGTCGCGGGAGATTGCTCAGAATTGCCAACAAGTTATTGCTGTTGAGTGTTTACATCATTGATATACACCCCGCCCTTCTGGACGGGGTAGCGAAAAGGGTCTAATCAATAGACGGCATTAATATTAATCGTTGCACCGCATGCTTGGGCATATTTTGATAAAGTTTTCATGCTTGCCCCTAAAGGATTGCTTTCCAGGCGGCTGATAGCTGACGGGCGCAATCCCATTCGTTCAGCCAGAGCTGACTTCGTTAAACCTGCTCTTTCCCTCATTTCGTATAACATTTCGACCATCTCCAGCTCTTTATCGGCCTCTTCATATCCTTTGATGGCTTCTGGAGTGTTGAGAAGTTTTTCTTTTACTTCGTTAAACGGGATGCCTTTCGCTTTCATCAGTTCATCTCCTTCAGGCGAGTTCTGGCGATTTCGATAGCCTTCACCGGTGTTTTCTGTGTCTTTTTTACAAATGCATGCAATAGATAAATTTCGTTACCAGTCGCGTAGGCGTACAGCGTTCTTGCGATGTTTTTATCCCCTACTCGTAGTTCAAAAAGCCCTCCACCTATTACACGGCTATGGGGCATCTTCAGTTTGTTGCCTTCTTTCTCCAGTCGCTCAATTAATCTGGTCATGCGACCTCGCAAATCATCTGGTAGTTCAAGCAGTTCATCCAGTGCTGCAGGGTGGGTTATCACGTTAAACATATTATAGCCTCCATATCCATAAAATACACCAAAACAAGAAAACAGCGCAAATTAAAAATTTCACTAAAAAGTGAAAAATAACACTGGATGTGTTCGTTTGGCAGAGTTACAGTTCGTGTCATTGAGGGGCAATAACCAACTAACTATATGAATTTGGAGGATATTATGAATTATCAAGGTAACGAAAAAATGCGCGACGACGTTGCGGAGATAGCTAACGAACTGTATGAGTTGTGGCAGAAGGTTGAACGTTTCGAAAAGGAATATGGTTTCAACAGTACCAACCTAGCAGACCGACTGGCTGGTCGCTTAGTTGGGACTATGGGGCCAAAACTGGCTGAGTTGAACCGCTTTATGGCTGATGTTGATTTCCAGTTTCAAGATTGATTAGAGAGGCGTTATGAATATTAATGAAATTCGTGGAAATATGACTGAAGCGGCCCTGAGTGTGGAATGTGTTATGCGTGGATACCCACGCATTTCCCTGAAAGAGTTAAGCGAAGCCTGTTTTTTGAGTCAAGCTGCCGTTGAATTTATCATCGAACAGATGATCTGTTTTGGGGTTGCAAAGCGTAGCGGGTCTGGTCGATATTCTTTGACCGATGAATATAAGCAGGCAACTTTCTAAAAACTGTGCGACCACGGTCGCACAGCACAAAAACGAAAAAGCTTGGCAAAATGACGGTTTTTAGTTATTGTTTTGTTAAGTTGGGTTTTTTGTACCCAACAGCCAACAAGCCGCCTTTATGGCGGTTTTTTTGTGCCTGAAAAGTGGGCGCAGGACAAGTTGCAGCTTGTCCTGCGGTCAACCCATGCCAGAGCTATAGGCTGAACCTAAAGCCCACCCGCGATGCGCATCGCCGGGTTAGCTTACCCAGGCAAAAAAATAATAGCTATGTTCAAAACCACTAATATTCATGGCGCACAACTCGTTTGCGCAGATTCTCTGCAATTTATCAAAACCATCCCTGATAACTCGGTCAATTTGATTGCAACAGACCCACCATACTTCGGCGTAAAGGCTAACGCATGGGATAACCAGTGGGATAGCGATGCTGACTTTTTGGGGTGGATTGACGAATTTTTGGCAGAATTTTGGCGGATATTGGCCCCTAATGGCAGCCTGTATATGTTTACCGGCTCTCGCCTTGCGTCAAAAATTGAATTATTAACTCGCGACCGTTTCAATGTTCTGAACCATATTATTTGGGCTAAACCCAGTGGTATGTGGCGCGGTTGTCATAAAGAAAGTTTAAGGGCTTATTTTCCTGCTACTGAAAGAATATTATTTGCAGAGCATTACGGCGCGTCAGGTTATGCTAAAGGTCAGTCAGGTTATGCTTCAAAATGTGCAGATTTAAGAAAAAATATTTTTTCTCCACTAATTGATGCTTTTTCGCTGGCTCGCCGTCAGTTAGATATATCAGCCGCAGACATTAATTCAGCGACAGGAAAGCAGATGTGTTCACACTGGTTTTCTTATTCGCAGTGGCGGCTTCCATCATTAATTGATTTTAATAAACTATGCGAATTATTTCGCAGGAAGGCAGATTCACTCGGTGTCCCGTGTCCATATCCTTTTAATGTTGATTATTCAGAACATGAAAAGCGTTATAGCGATCTGAAATTGCATTATGAGGAAGTAAAGAAGCAGTATGATGATTTGAAGGCTCAGTATGAAAATTTACGCCGTCCATTTCATGTTACTGCTGATGTACCTTATACCGATGTATGGGAGTTTCCTCCTGTGCAATATTATCCTGGCAAGCACCCATGTGAAAAACCTGCAGCGATGATGGAACATATTATAAAGAGTAGTTCACGCCCCGGAGATATCGTTGCCGATTTCTTTATGGGATCAGGCTCAACTATTAAAGCTGCGCTGAAGTTAGGACGTCAGGCAATAGGTATTGAGATTGAGGGCGAACGTTATCTTCAGACAGTTGATGAAGTGAAAAAGTTATTTGAGTAACTGGAGAATATATTCCCCTGCCGTTTTTGGTAGGGGTTATTTTCGCCATATAGTTTCCAAGCCGAAACCTCAGCAACTATTGCGAGGTAAGAGATATGAAGATGGATGAACGATACAGCAGTGCATCTTATGGTAGCGCTGGTCTTGCTGCGTTCTTTGCCAGCCTGTCATTGCAGGATTGGGGCTTCATTATCGGTGTCGCGTTCAGCATTATCCTCGGTGTGCTTACATACCGGCTCAATAAACGCGAGCAGATGAAGCGCACGAAGATATTGCAGGACATATTGGATAAAACTAATACCAATAATCTTTCTGCTACAGCGATGGTTATTGGAGAGCTGGGGAAGAGAGCACCGAAGGAAATATGATGCAGTCATCATTACGCAAAGCTGTCACAGCTGCTATTGGTGGCGGGGCTATTGCCATAGCGTCTATGCTCATCACTGGCCCAAGTGGTAACGATGGTCTGGAAGGTGTCAGTTACATACCATACAAAGATATTGTTGGCGTATGGACTGTATGTTACGGACACACTGGAAAAGACATCATGCTAGGTAAAACGTATACCGAAGCAGAATGCAAAGCTCTCCTGAATAAAGACCTTGCCACTGTCGCCAGACAAATTAACCCGTACATCAAAGTCGATATACCGGAAACAACGCGCGGCGCTCTTTACTCGTTCGTTTACAACGTGGGCGCTGGTAATTTCAGAACATCGACGCTTCTTCGCAAAATAAACCAGGGCGATATCAAAGGCGCATGTGATCAGCTACGTCGCTGGATATCTGCTGGCGGTAAGCAATGGAAAGGCCTGATGACTCGTCGTGAGATTGAGCGTGAAGTCTGTTTGTGGGGTCAACAATGAGCAGGGTAACCGCGATTATCTCCGCTCTGGTTATTTGCATCATCGTCTGCCTGTCGTGGGCTGTTAATCATTACCGTGATAACGCCATCGCCTACAAAGAGCAGCGCGATAAAGCCACATCCACAATCGCTGATATGCAGAAGCGTCAACGTGACGTAGCAGAACTCGATGCCAGATATACAAAGGAGCTTGCTGATGCTAACGCGACTATCGAAAGCCTCCGTGCTGATGTTTCTGCTGGGCGTAAGCGCCTGCAAGTCGCCGCCACCTGTGCAAAGTCAACGACCGGAGCCAGCGGCATGGGCAATGGAGAAAGCCCAAGACTTACAGCAGATGCTGAACTCAATTATTACCGTCTCCGAAGTGGGATCGACAGGATAACTGCGCAGGTTAACTACTTGCAGGAATACATCAAGACGCAATGCCTGAATTAATCCCTCTGTATCAAAAACGAGCTCAATTTGTTGGATAGTGAATGAAAATTTATATTGCCGGGCCAATGACGGGATATGAGAACTTTAATCGTGACGCCTTTAATAAAGAGGCAGATCGTTTGTCACGACATGGTCACTCTGTCTTGAATCCAGCCACTTTGCCTAATGGTCTGACACAACGTGAATACATGGATATTTGCTTTGCAATGCTTCGTTGTGCTGATGCTATTTTGATGCTTCCTGGCTGGAAAGCGTCTGCTGGAGCAACTGCTGAGTATCATTACGCATACAAGATGGAGATGCCGGTATTCACTACGCTGAATTACCCGCCAGCTTGTTCCTCTGTAGCATAAAAATCTCTTTGTTTCTCGTTTGCGACCGTGGTCGCACATTAAATACCGCGCTGCATCGTCGCCGTATTTCCGCATTAACCATGACCGTAGCCCGACGGGGAACTCCTCTGCGCGAGTGTGCGGAAATAATCAAAAACGATGCACTCCGGGTTTTTACCGCGCTAATGATTCGCGGGTTTGTCCCTCATGCTCGCCAGTCCTGTGCGAGGGTGGAAGAAACAGGGCATGTATTCAGGAGCGTGCGACCGTGGTCGCACGGTATCTTTGTCAGGAGGTTTTGATGAAAGAGTTGCAAAAAATTAATTCAATAATGGAAAGGTTAAGTGCTCTTGAGCGTAAGCTGGACGATTGTGGAAAGCTGTGTGTTGAAAAGCAAAATGAGCTTTACCGGGAATTTTTTACAATCGTAAGTGAGCTGATGCCAATTGTTAATAACTGCCTGATGACATCCAGATTTTTTAATGTCGATGCTACTACATCCAGAAAATTTTCTGTGAAAATTCAAGAAAGAGTTTCTGGTAGTGTGACAAGAGAGATGGCTGAACAGTTGGTGGCAATGAGCAATAAAACAAAAAGAAAAAAGGCATTGCTTGTAACAGCAAATCAGCTTTCAGGGCGCGTTGACTTTCAGGTCAGACAGGGTGGGCGTGTACTGGTAAATGATGCGTTCGTTGGACGTAGCTTTAGTCCTTACTCGATGAAATATGATGTTGATGCAGATGATCAGGATATCAGCATTTCCTGGAAATCTGAGACAGCAGGGATTGTATTAACAGCAGAGTTGTTGAATGATGATAAAAATGATGTCCAGCATCATTTGGACGAAAAGAATCATATTTCTGAAATTTGTATGAAGCCACGCAGCGGAATGACTTTATTGTCACGCACTCTTGCTGCTGGCTTTTCTGCACCGGAAAAACGTGTGCTTCTGGTAGTGCCTGAAGATGCAGATATTCGACCACTGAATGGCTGTGATGTTATTAGTGCAAAAACATTGCATACCCGCGTCATTCCTGTACCGGATGTGGTCATTATTGATGATGTTGAGAAATGCAAGTCTGTTTCCTCAACTGCCACAATCAAGCGAATTTTACGTTGTAGCACGTCGGCTGTTGTATTCCGGAAGCAGTTACATAACTAACCAGTTTTGTTTTGCAGAACATCCTCAACTAAAAGCTTATAGAAAGAGAGCCTGAGATATTTTTTCTGTCTCTCGTAGTTGTTTGTTTTTTTTTCGAACAGACTTACAACTTACAGGATATAAACATGCAAGAAGAAGCAAATAAAATTCTTGTTGATTTATTGAAGAAGGCCAGCGATGGAATTGATTCCGCCATTGTATTCAGTCAGGCTCAAATTCCGGATGTTGTTCATCAGTTGCTGGTATGGAATATGGTTGATAGCCTGATTAAAACATTAATAGCCATTTCAACAATTCCGCTGGTTATTTGGTTTATGAAGAAACAGTGCAAAAAAGTTGAAATTGGTAAGTTCGATAATGAAGGACGCTCATGCGATAATGGACAGCCTAAATACAAACCAACTATGCTTTGGGAAAGTGACGGTAGGTTAAGTGGTTTTGTCTTACCATTAGTAGCAGTTTTTATTCTATGGTTCAGTTTTATTATTTCTGTAGTAGCCAATATGACATGGTTAAAAATTTGGCTGGCACCTAAGTTATATCTAATCGAATACGCAGCATCACTAATTAAATAGTCCATTACAAAAGCCATTCGCTACTGAGTGGCTTTGATAATGGCTTATACCCTACACGGGATAACTTAACTGATATCCCTTTTAACGGATAAAGGTATTCAAGCCTGACACATCATGCGCTGTATCGTCGCCGTATTCCCGTCTTAACAGAGACCGTAGCCCGACGGGGAACTCTTTCTGCGCGAGTGTGCGGGAATAATCAAAAACGATGCACACCGGGTTTTTACCGCGTTTATGGTTCGCGGGTTTGCCCCTCATGCTCGCCAGTCCTGTGCGAGGGTGGAAGAAACCGGATATTAATGCAAGTGATAAACATTCTCATTTTCTCGGGTCCTTTCCGGCGATCTGACAGGCTACGGGGCGGAAGGCGCGCGGGTTTTCGCTATTTATGAAAATTTTCCGGTTTAAGGCGTTTCCGTTCTTCTTCTCCGTAACTTCATGTTTTTATTTAAAACACCCACTGAAAAGAAAGGAAACGACAGATGCTGAAAACGGGCTTTTTGGCCTTTGTCGTTTCCTTTCTCTGTTTTTGTCCGTGGAATGAACAATGGAAGTCAACAAAAAGCAGCTGGCTGATATTTTCGGTGCGAGTATCCGTACCATTCAGAACTGGCAGGAGCAGGGAATGCCCGTTCTGCGGGGTGGTGGCAAGGGTAATGAGGTGCTTTATGATTCTGCCGCCGTCATAAAATGGTATGCCGAAAGGGATGCTGAAATTGAGAACGAAAAGCTGCGCCGGGAGGTTGAAGAACTGCGGCTGGCCAGCGAGGCAGATCTTCACCCCGGAACACTTGAATTTGAGCGCCATCGCCTGACTCGTGCTCAGGCGACGGCGCAGGAACTGAAAAATGCCAAAGAATCGGCTGAAGTGGTGGAAACCGCATTCTGTACTTTCGTGCTGTCGCGTATAGCAAGGGAAATATCCAGTATTCTCGACGGTATTCCTCTGTCGGTGCAGCGACGTTTTCCTGAGCTGGATAACCGGCATATTGATTTCCTGAAACGGGATATCATCAAAGCCATGAACAAAGCAGCCGCGCTGGATGAACTGATACCGGGGTTGCTGAGTGAATATATCGAACAGTCAGGTTGACAGGCTGCGGCATTTTGTCCGCGCCGGGCTTCGTGCCCTGTTCAGGCCGGAGCCACAGACCGCCGTTGAATGGGCGGATGCTAATTACTATCTCCCGAAAGAATCCGCATACCAGGAAGGGCGCTGGGAAACACTGCCCTTTCAGCGGGCCATCATGAATGCGATGGGCAGCGACTACATCCGTGAGGTGAATGTGGTGAAGTCTGCCCGTGTCGGTTATTCCAAAATGCTGCTGGGTGTTTATGCCTACTTCATAGAGCATAAGCAGCGTAACACCCTTATCTGGTTGCCGACGGATGGCGATGCCGAAAACTTTATGAAAACCCACGTTGAGCCGACCATACGTGATATTCCGTCGCTGCTGGCGCTGGCCCCGTGGTATGGCAAAAAGCACCGGGATAACACGCTCACCATGAAGCGTTTCACCAATGGGCGTGGCTTCTGGTGCCTGGGCGGTAAAGCGGCAAAAAACTACCGTGAAAAGTCGGTGGATGTGGCGGGTTATGATGAACTTGCTGCCTTTGATGATGATATTGAACAGGAAGGCTCTCCGACGTTCCTGGGCGATAAGCGTATTGAAGGCTCGGTCTGGCCAAAGTCCATCCGTGGCTCCACGCCCAAAGTGAGAGGCACTTGCCAGATTGAGCGTGCAGCCAGTGAATCCCCGCATTTTATGCGTTTTCATGTTGCCTGCCCGCACTGCGGGGAGGAGCAGTATCTTAAATTTGGCGACAAAGAGACGCCGTTTGGCCTCAAATGGACGCCGGATGACCCCTCCAGCGTGTTTTATCTCTGTGAGCATAATGCCTGCGTCATCCGCCAGCAGGAGCTGGACTTTACTGATGCCCGTTATATCTGCGAAAAGACCGGGATCTGGACCCGTGATGGCATTCTCTGGTTTTCGTCATCCGGTGAAGAGATTGAGCCACCTGACAGTGTGACCTTTCACATCTGGACAGCGTACAGCCCGTTCACCACCTGGGTGCAGATTGTCAAAGACTGGATGAAAACGAAAGGAGATACGGGAAAACGTAAAACCTTCGTGAACACCACGCTCGGTGAGACATGGGAAGCGAAAATCGGTGAACGTCCGGATGCTGAAGTGATGGCAGAGCGGAAAGAGCATTATTCAGCGCCCGTTCCTGACCGTGTGGCTTACCTGACCGCCGGTATCGACTCCCAGCTGGACCGCTACGAAATGCGTGTATGGGGATGGGGGCCGGGTGAGGAAAGCTGGCTGATTGACCGGCAGATTATTATGGGTCGCCACGACGATGAACAGACGCTGCTGCGTGTGGATGAGGCCATCAATAAAACCTATACCCGCCGGAATGGTGCAGAAATGTCGGTATCCCGTATCTGCTGGGATACTGGCGGGATTGACCCGACCATTGTGTATGAACGCTCGAAAAAACATGGGCTGTTCCGGGTGATCCCCATTAAAGGGGCATCCGTCTACGGAAAGCCGGTGGCCAGCATGCCACGTAAGCGAAACAAAAACGGGGTTTACCTTACCGAAATCGGTACGGATACCGCGAAAGAGCAGATTTATAACCGCTTCACACTGACGCCGGAAGGGGATGAACCGCTTCCCGGTGCCGTTCACTTCCCGAATAACCCGGATATTTTTGATCTGACCGAAGCGCAGCAGCTGACTGCTGAAGAGCAGGTCGAAAAATGGGTGGATGGCAGGAAAAAAATACTGTGGGACAGCAAAAAGCGACGCAATGAGGCGCTCGACTGCTTCGTTTATGCGCTGGCGGCGCTGCGCATCAGTATTTCCCGCTGGCAGCTGGATCTCAGTGCACTGCTGGCGAGCCTGCAGGAAGAGGATGGTGCAGCAACCAACAAGAAAACACTGGCAGATTACGCCCGTGCCTTATCCGGAGAGGATGAATGACGCGACAGGAAGAACTTGCCGCTGCCCGTGCGGCACTGCATGACCTGATGACAGGTAAACGGGTGGCAACGGTACAGAAAGACGGACGGCGAGTGGAGTTTACGGCCACTTCCGTGTCTGACCTGAAAAAATACATTGCGGAGCTGGAAGTGCAGACCGGCATGACACAGCGACGCAGGGGACCTGCAGGATTTTATGTATGAAAACGTCCACCATTCCCACCCTTCTGGGGCCGGACGGCATGACATCGCTGCGTGAATATGCCGGTTATCACGGCGGTGGCAGCGGATTTGGTGGGCAGTTGCGGGCGTGGAACCCACCGAGTGAAAGTGTGGATGCAGCCCTGCTGCCCAACTTTACCCGTGGCAATGCCCGCGCAGACGATCTGGTACGCAATAACGGCTATGCCGCCAACGCCATCCAGCTGCATCAGGATCATATCGTCGGGTCTTTTTTCCGACTCAGTCATCGCCAAGCTGGCGCTATCTGGGCATCGGGGAGGAAGAAGCCCGTGCCTTTTCCCGCGAGGTTGAAGCGGCATGGAAAGAGTTTGCCGAGGATGACTGCTGCTGCATTGACGTTGAGCGAAAACGCACGTTTACCATGATGATTCGGGAAGGTGTGGCAATGCACGCCTTTAACGGTGAGCTGTTCGTTCAGGCCACCTGGGATACCAGTTCGTCGCGGCTTTTCCGGACACAGTTCCGGATGGTCAGCCCGAAGCGCATCAGCAACCCGAACAATACCGGCGACAGCCGGAACTGCCGTGCCGGTGTGCAGATTAATGACAGCGGTGCGGCGCTGGGATATTACGTCAGTGAGGACGGCTATCCTGGCTGGATGCCGCAGAAATGGACATGGATACCCCGTGAGTTACCGGGCGGTCGTGCTTCGTTCATTCACGTCTTTGAACCCGTGGAGGACGGGCAGACCCGCGGTGCAAATGTGTTTTACAGCGTGATGGAGCAGATGAAGATGCTCGACACGCTGCAGAACACGCAGCTGCAGAGCGCCATTGTGAAGGCGATGTATGCCGCCACCATCGAGAGTGAGCTGGATACGCAGTCAGCGATGGATTTTATTCTTGGCGCGAACAGTAAGGAGCAGCGGGACAGGCTGACCGGCTGGATTGGTGAAATTGCCGCGTATTACGCCGCAGCACCGGTCCGGCTGGGAGGCGCAAAAGTGCCTCACCTGATGCCGGGTGACTCACTGAACCTGCAGACGGCTCAGGACACGGATAACGGCTACTCCGTGTTTGAGCAGTCACTGTTGCGGTATATCGCTGCCGGGCTGGGTGTCTCGTATGAGCAGCTTTCCCGGAATTACGCCCAGATGAGCTACTCCACGGCACGGGCCAGTGCGAACGAGTCGTGGGCGTACTTTATGGGGCGGCGAAAATTCGTCGCATCCCGTCAGGCGAGCCAGATGTTTCTGTGCTGGCTGGAAGAGGCCATCGCTCGCCGCGTGGTGACGTTACCTTCAAAAGCGCGCTTCAGTTTTCAGGAAGCCTGAAGTGCCTGGGGGAACTGCGACTGGATAGGCTCCGGTCGTATGGCCATCGATGGTCTGAAAGAAGTACAGGAAGCGGTGATGCTGATAGAAGCCGGACTGAGTACCTACGAGAAAGAGTGCGCAAAACGCGGTGACGACTATCAGGAAATTTTTGCCCAGCAGGTCCGTGAAACGATGGAGCGCCGTGCAGCCGGTCTTAAACCGCCCGCCTGGGCGGCTGCGGCATTTGAATCCGGGCTGCGACAATCAACAGAGGAGGAGAAGAGTGACAGCAGAGCTGCGTAATCTCCCGCATATTGCCAGTATGGCCTTTAATGAGCCGCTGATGCTTGAACCCGCCTATGCGCGGGTTTTCTTTTGTGCGCTTGCAGGCCAGCTTGGGATCAGCCGCCTGACGGATGCGGTGTCCGGTGACAGCCTGACTGCCGGAGAGGCACCCGCGACGCTGGCGTTATCCGTTAATGATGACGGACCACGACAGGCCCGCAGTTATCAGGTCATGAACGGCATCGCCGTGCTGCCGGTTTCCGGCACGCTGGTCAGCCGGACGCGGGCGCTGCAGCCGTATTCGGGGATGACCGGTTACAACGGCATTATCGCCCGTCTGCAACAGGCTGCCAGCGACCCGATGGTGGACGGCATTCTGCTGGATATGGACACGCCCGGCGGAATGGTGGCAGGGGCATTTGACTGCGCTGACATCATCGCCCGTGTGCGTGACATAAAGCCGGTATGGGCGCTGGCCAATGACATGAACTGCAGCGCAGGTCAGCTGCTTGCCAGTGCCGCCTCCCGGCGTCTGGTCACGCAGACCGCCCGGACAGGCTCCATCGGCGTCATGATGGCTCACAGTAATTACGGTGCTGCGCTGGAGAAACAGGGTGTGGAAATCACTCTGATTTACAGCGGCAGCCATAAGGTGGATGGCAACCCCTACAGCCATCTTCCGGATGACGTCCGGGAGACACTGCAGTCCCGGATGGACGCAACCCGCCAGATGTTTGCGCAGAAGGTGTCGGCATATACCGGCCTGTCTGTGCAGGCTGTGCTGGATACCGAGGCTGCAGTGTACAGCGGTCAGGAGGCCATTGATGCCGGACTGGCTGATGAACTTGTTAACAGCACCGATGCGATCACCGTCATGCGTGATGCACTGGATGCACGTAAATCCCGTCTCTCAGGAGGGCGAATGACCAAAGAGACTCAATCAACAACTGTTTCAGCCACTGCTTCGCAGGCTGACGTTACTGACGTGGTGCCAGCGACGGAGGGCGAAAACGCCAGCGCGGCGCAGCCGGACGTGAACGCGCAGATCACCGCTGCGGTTGCGGCAGAAAACAGCCGCATTATGGGGATCCTCAACTGTGAGGAGGCTCACGGACGCGAAGAACAGGCACGCGTGCTGGCAGAAACCCCCGGTATGACCGTGGAAACGGCCCGCCGCATTCTGGCCGCAGCACCACAGAGTGCACAGGCGCGCAGTGACACTGCGCTGGATCGTCTGATGCAGGGGGCACCGGCACCGCTGGCTGCAGGTAACCCGGCATCTGATGCCGTTAACGATTTGCTGAACACACCAGTGTAAGGGATGTTTATGACGAGCAAAGAAACCTTTACCCATTACCAGCCGCTGGGCAACAGTGACCCGGCTCATACCGCAACCGCGCCCGGCGGATTGAGTGCGAAAGCGCCTGCAATGACCCCGCTGATGCTGGACACCTCCAGCCGTAAGCTGGTTGCGTGGGATGGCACCACCGACGGTGCTGCCGTTGGCATTCTTGCGGTTGCTGCTGACCAGACCAGCACCACGCTGACGTTCTACAAGTCCGGCACGTTCCGTTATGAGGATGTGCTCTGGCCGGAGGCTGCCAGCGACGAGACGAAAAAACGGACCGCGTTTGCCGGAACGGCAATCAGCATCGTTTAACCTTACCCTTCATCACTAAAGGC